TCAACTGCCGTCTTGGTGTCTTCAGCGCTTTCTGATACCAGATGTGCCAGAAGTTCATCCGGGATGTTGATTTCCTCATCTGCCAGCATCTTTCTGGCTGTCTTTGACATCTCCGAAAGTGCGTTCTGCCGTTTCAGATCCGCCAGTTCTTTCTCCAGCTTTCGGGTTTTGTACTCCGATTTCTCTTCTTTTGTCATCTTTGCGAGCTTTTCCGCCTCTGAAAGCTTGTCATCAGTCAGTGCCTGCCACTTTTCCTGTGCTTTGGTCACTGCTGTGTTTACCGCTTTCTGGACCCTGCGGTCGAACTCTGCTTGATTCTCTGCCTGCCCAAGAAAATCGTCAAATGACATCTCATTGCCGCCATCTCCAGAACCTGCTCCAGCTCCGTCCTCGTTTCCGTCTCCGGCTCCGCTACCGTCTCCTTCGCCGTCTGCAAATACCTGCAGGTTAATCATTGGGATTCTCCAATGATAATGGTTGTTTTTGTACTTCATTATTTTTCGGTCCTTTCTGCCCCGTCCCGTTCTGTAATAGCCCCGTGCCGTTGCTCCAGAATCATAGTTTAACGACATTTCGGTCACATCGGTTACACGATCCGGACATGCTCCGGAAATTCATCGGCCATCAGGCAGATGCCGACAAAAAAGGAATCCACCAGAGTTCTTGCTCTCTCTGATAGATTCCCATACTGTATATCAACCCAGCCGGGCGATACTTCGTATTCTATTTCATCCCTTGTCAGATCCTCGATCGAGCGGATCAGCGTCCGCACAAGGCTGGAAACACCCGCACAGACGATGTCCTGCCCATGTGGTGCGTACATTGCATGACCGGACACAGTCAATCGGTCTTTTCTTACCGTTACATCAATCAACAGTCATCACATCCTTTCATTCCGGCTGTTCCCTGCCGGTGGGAGATGTATGGATCACCGCTTTTCTACTCTGCTGTGTAATCTTCAATGACCGGAATACCGTACTCAATAGCACATGTATTTTCGATCTTGCACCCTCTGGCATCCTGCCAGCCTTTCGCAAAGTAGGCAATGTCAGCACCAGCCAGAAGTTCCAGGGATTTTCCAAGGAACCAGAGTGGCTTTGCATCCACCGGAGCTTCCTGGAAGAAAGAATCAATAACCTCTACTTGCTCTCCAATCACGTCTTCTGCACTCTTGATTGCTTTCTTACGTTCTGCAAGGATATCTTCATCAGACTTTCCTTTCATTGGCTGTGAAATAAACAATTTCTTCATGATTAATCCTCCTAATCTGCAAACACCCAATCATCTGCAAGCATATCTGCCTGACTTGCGAGCCATCCCATCTGTACTCCTGATGTTCCGACAAATGCGATAGCCATGTTTCCGATAGCATCATGTTCGCAGTTTACGATATCTCCATCCGCTGTCTTGTAAGAAATTCCTGTAGCGAGCTGGATGTACTGCTTCTTCCCATTCCATCCTTTTCTTGCTACTTTCATGCCACGTTTCAGATACTTAATTGCGTCTCCAAATGAGAATGTAGCCTCGCCACCCAGAATCGGACAGTTTCGACCATCAGCATAAATCCACTCATCTGAAAGAATGTTCTGAATCGTATACTCCACTCTCTGTGTTTCTCTAATGTCCAGACAATCGCCATCTTTGGTGTACATGACAATCGTCTGAGCTTCTTCATCCCACCACCAGTATCCAGACCATGACGGTAATTTTACCGCGAGTCCTGATTTCATTCCTTTAAACGCTTCTTTGAAATTCATAATTCACTACCTCCTATTCTTCTGTATGACATGTATTTGTTATTTTACCGTATACATCCTCATAAAGTTCCTGCTTGTCACCGTTGTAGGTGTACTCAGCATAGATGCCATCTCCACTGATAGTCGTAGATGCAAGACACTTGTAATTCTGGAGTGTTTTGCATGACCATACCACGAATACATTTCCAAGGTCGATCTGAACCTCCGGTCTGTTCTTGTGGTACCATTCAACGAGTTTCTTCTGTGCTACACTCTCGAAGTGAGCCATTCCTGTAATAATCATAGTTGACCTCCTAATTTGATTTTTTATTCGCCCATACAGCCTTTTGGGCTGTAGACCTTCCAAAGTTGACTATCTTTCCGCTGCTATCCTTGTATGCAATAACTTGAGTTCTGTTACTCTCGTAATCTCTGCTTGTGTCCTTGCAGAATTTCTTGAGCTCTTTCTCCTTGGACTTAAGCTTTACGCTCTCAGCTGCGAAATCATCCCTAATACAACTTTCTAATTCTGAGTTGGTAGTTTCTTTGATTGCAGCATCGTAACTTGCTAAAATACGCTTAATCGAGCGAATATCACGCTCTATAGTTCTTTGTATCTGACTGCATTCGTAATCAGTGAGCATATTGCCGTTGTATTCATACTTAGCTTTGTCATAATCCGCAAGAGTTTCTTTTGAATATCCCGGCTTTGATATGCCTGGCCAAAATGGGTAGAAGCTGTGTCTACAATTCCAGCCGCATAGCCCTGCTCCTGTCCCATATCCTGTTGATTCCTCAAAATTGGGATAATCCGGGGACGAGCCGTGAATCTTGAATACTCTGCCTTGCCATTCAGCATGTGAAGGTCTAGCTCCGACATGTGCTGTCGTTTCGTAGTATTCGACATCCATATCCTCGGCATAAAGCTCTGTGAGCTTGCCTGCTGTCTGGTTTACTCCTGTCAGGACCGAACGTCTTATTGCAACATCAAGTTGTGAATGATGTCCTTTTCCATAGAGTACGTAGCTTCCGTCCTGTGCAGATTCTTTGATAGCCTGTCTGATTGCCTCATAGTATGAAAATCCTCCTGATGTTACTTTCATGTAGGCTTTATTCGTAGCCTCTAAATAAGCCCCTCCTACAGTTGAACCGGTAGTCATTGTAAGATTCTTAATATCGCCGTTGGTCTTTGCTATTGCAGCTTCTAGCACCTGATTCATAGCCGGTGATAGTTTCAGGTCGATATCATACCCGGCCTTCAACAGAGGCTGTGCGTCATATCTAACTCCTTTGCGAGCTGAGTCTTGAAAGATTCTTTTTACCTCGGCTTCAGATTTTCCGGATATTCTTGCAACATCTTTCACAATGTCCTGCATGAGTTCTCCATTCTCTCTGAGCTGTTTAACCTGCCATTTAGCACTATCAGTCATTTTCCCGGTCTTTACTATCCTGCGAGCTATATCTTCCGCTAACACCTGGTTCAAGGCGTCATACATGCCTAGGAGATAATCAGTGCAGGACGCCAGATATTCCGGTGTCAGCATGTTTCCTCTGAGTCAGGATTGCGAATATGATAAAAAGGGCATGAGCTTTTTATCTCTTCTGTGCACCCCTTTGGATTTTCATCGCAGTCAGGACACTCATGAATAAAAAAAGTAGGCTCCCTTGCCTGCTCATAATAATGTGCCATAGTGCGCCTCCTATTCTTCCGGTGGGTAGTTCTGTGGCTCTGCCTCCGGTAAATATTTTTTTGCTTCTTCTTCCGTGCATCCAAAATACCATGCATAGAACATTTCTATCTTCATTTTTCCGGCAAGGACCATAGACCATCGTCTCTGATACTCCACATCTGTATCTTCCAATATTGCATCGCCCCAGTAGCATGTTTTCTCTATGTCCCCCGGCGGTACTATCTGATACAGGTCACACAAGGTTCCCATGATCTCTATCAAAGTTCCCAGGCCATCGTCCCATGCTTCTTGCATACGGCTTACCGTGTTATATGACCTTTGCTTTGATGTCTTGATTTCTGTTGCTGTTTTCTCGACACTTTCGGGGTTTGATATGGTACCATATGCAAGTCCCACAAGGAACTCTATATGCCTGAGCTGTTCCTGTAGTCCATGATACAGAGCTGTATCTCTTATTTCCGGGCTGAACACGTTAAAAAATCCATCTGTGCTCTTTCCTTCAAAGTCGTATGTTCGATAAAGTCGTTCGCGTCCACGTGGTAGTTTTGGCTTACCGTCACGGTCGATGTCAAACAAATCGTCCGCCGCATCAATGGCTGTCTCTTTTGAAGCATATTCCCATTTGATACGTGTGTACTGCTCGTCTGCTCCCTGTATCGCTTCAACAGCTCGAGAATATACCGAAGCTCCCAGTGGTGAGTGTGGGTCTATGTTATTGCCCTTTGGCATCTTGATGTAAACAAATAAGGGCTTGTCGATGCCCTCAATAAATGTTTCCGGTTCCAGTCCGGCCCATTCATCAACTGTATCTAGTGATATTTCCTGCATGAACGGATGCTCGGCGCTTATCTGATCATCTTCTGTTGTCATGGTGTTTAACCGTTCTGAGCTGTACGCCTTATTGATAACTCTATAGCCGCCATCTTCCAAATTATGATGTTCGAGCCTGGTGTACATGTAATCGCCCACCCTTTTGGTCTCAATAAAAACAGCTCCTGTAATGTCTTTATCGCGAAATGCTGTCGGGTAGAATCTATTTGCATCAACAACATCTATAATAATCTTATCCGGTTTTCCTGTTACTGGGTCGCTACCGGACACATACGGCTTTATAGCAACTCCACCTAATGCGCACCACATTTCCATGATCGGTGTCAGGTGTTTTAGAAACATCTGCAGCTGTTTGTTCAAAAAATCTGCCCTCTGGCTTCCTTCCAAGCTCAGCTTAAATTCTGTCAGAGTCAGTCTCGCGAACTCCTCAGATATGCTTGCCGGTAGGTTCATGGACTTTGTATCTTCCTTGCCACCTATCCAAGGCGCTTGATTCTCATACATCTCTAACCAAATAGTGATAGCATTATCCATGACTCCGGATGTTGCTATCTGTATACCTAGTTTTTTCTCTAAATTTTGCTTAGGGAACAACTTTCCCACCACCTTTCTTATAAAATCCGCTATCACATGTTTGCACCTCCTATATCTTGATATATTTCTTGATGTCTCGCTCGAATGTATACTCGAACGCATCCAGTGAGTCTATATCACTTGTGCCATCATCTACTCTCTCCAGTTCCAGGCTCTTAGGATTCCATACCGCCATGCTCAATGCCTGCTCGAGTGAATTACAGTCCTCAGTTATCAACAGTCTCTCCTGTGCTGCAAGTGACGTTGTAGCAAAAATTCTGCCAGTAATCTTTGACTTGAGAGCGTTTACAATCTTGATGTCTCCATGACCGCTTTTCTGTAACGCTGTCTTAAATCCTCTTATCAGCACCTGTTCGGCTGAGTCTGCGTATATCTTGGTAATATATCCGTATTCATCAATAACAGCTTCTATGAAGCGTATAAACAGCTCATTCAGCTTTTTGGGGTCAACGTCAAGTATTTTCTCGCCGGTATCAGGATCTAGCTCGCCCTCTACATACCTGCGTGACTTTAATGCTATGAGCTTTTCATATCCCTGCGTTTCTCCGACTGCTATAAGAGCATGCCCGGAGCCATTACCACCAAAATCAACTCCTACATGGATGTGGAATATTTCGCCCTTTTTAGCCATCGTTATAGCTTTTTCTTTAGGTATTCTGAACTCATTAACCTTAGATGCTATTGCTGTTGCAAGTCTGGTGTAAATAAGTCCGTCTGCAATAGTTCTCTGCCCCAGGATGTCCCTGATGTACCATATGCTGTCCGGATCATACTGGCTTATGATTTCTTCCAGTCTGTCGGGTGTGATGTTGATATTATCAAAGATTGTCATGTGGGCGTAATTGTAACCGCCTTTTAGGATTCCTTTTTCTGCTTTCTCCGCGTACTTATCAATGTAATTAACGTATATCGGGGCTTTCGGGTGTTCAGGGTTTAAATCCCAAAATATTTTACGCCTCTGAGACGCTATAGTACGGTTGAAAGCCTCTTTGATAGTTTTGTCATGGTGCAGGTTAATCTCTGTTGCTATCCACATACCATAAGAGTTACCACGGATTTTCTGAAAGCTTGCTGATGAACCGCCACCGGCGAAAATAACTATCTTCTCCTTGAAGTTAGTATAAGGACCTCTTATAGCCAAGGCATCATTATCCTTGTAAGAAGTCCATCTGCATTGTCCGCGAAAAATATGCTCAAGTCCAAACCCGTTCGCGTCACCTATATTCAGTTTAGCATTGGCCATTGTGGATCCGGTAGCCAAGTGAAACTTATCTGGAGTGTCACATAGTTCTTTTGCAAATGCCATAATATGGTCAACGGTCTTTCCGGAACGTACAGCCCCTTCCAGAATGTTGTACATATTGTCTTGGCATTTTCTGATGTATTCCAAATGCTTATCCGCAAAGTGATACGGTATCTGTTTGGTCAGCAGGACCGGTATACCATCGTTGAGCATCGAGAGCCACCGCTCGTAGCCCCATATCTTCTCTATAATCTCCGATACATCCTCAATCTCAACGCCCTCTCCTGACTTCTGTTTCTTTTCATACTCAAACTGAGCCTCTTTGAGCTGTAGTTCCGGATTGTAGCCGGCTGTATCTCTGCAGTATGCCATAGCTGCTACATTACCTTTCATGGCTGTCTGTACTGCCATAATATTAACTACGTCTCCCAAAGTCCAACCGCTTGGGTCTATTCCTAGCTTCTGTAATTGTTCTTCCTGTTTGGGCGATATATCCAGCTCCAGAATGGTGCGCATCGATTGTCTCAGGTCTCTTTTTTTTCGTCTCGCCGCCCCCGATGCAACTCCGCCTTTTCTGCTTAGGGCTTCGGCTTCGGCTCGGGGTCTGTTCTGTACTAGGTTTTGCTCATTCGCCACACCTCCACCTCTCTTCTATAACGTCAAGAGAGCCCATATCCACCTCATATCGGCTTTCTATGGACTCTCTTTATATTTTTATTGTCTATGTAGTTTAATGTGGCTTATTCGCCATATAACAGTGCCAATGTCTGTTTTCCTGTGTTGATTGCTCCCATGACATCGGTACCGATTTGTTTGTAGAAGTCCGGATGAACCATACACTCATACGCTCTCGACATCTTTTCTCTTTGCTCTTTTGTCACATTGATTCTGAAATCTTTTGCTATCCTCAGTGCTTTTTTCATATCCCCGGCCTTTATAGTCTCTCTAACAATATCGGTTTTCTTTGTCATGGTCTCCGCCTCCTTATTTCATTCTGTACTTTTCATACGTTCTAGGTGTCCACTCACATCCGTTATGTGTCGGATCTGTCTCTTTGCCTCTCTGGAACTCCGGCAATCTCTGCTCTGTCTTTCTGTCCAGTCCGCCGTTTCTTCTCTCATGGTCGAAATATCCGCCCCAGTCGCCGTAGTCAAATAAATTCATCTGCCTTGGCTCCAGTGCTTCCTGCTCATCATGGTACATATCAAGTTCTGTCTTTCCGGCTCTCTTTCCTTTCCATGTATGGACATCGTACACATATCCCGGAATGTCTCTTGCGTCTCTCATCCTAAGACTCTCTACCTGCTGATAATCAACAAACTCGTCAAATTCTTCATCCGTCAGGTTTCTGTCTCCCCACATGAAATTGCAGGCTACGTAATCTGCATCCCTGTTTTTCCTCGCCATGCACAGTAAGATAACTGCCTTTGCTATGAATAGGTCGTTTGTCTCTCCTATCTTAGCTTTCTGGTTTACCAGCTCGTCTGCCTGCTGTAATGCTATGATTTCCTTAGTCATTATTCCGTAGCAATCCTCAGCCGATACTGTTAATAATCTCTTCCAGAGGTATTTGCGAAATTTTCCTCCGAGCTCGTTTGCCGCGTATGCTGCATGTGGAATATCGCATCTTCTTATAGCCTTCTGAATCATTGAACTCATCTCGAATAAATCATATCCGTTTGGTGTTTTAATGTTATAGCCCATCCTTTTAATCCTCCTGATGTTTGGTGTTGTTCTTTCTTGACTTTATGTTACCGCCATCAGGTACATCGAACAAGCGTTCTCAAACATTTAATTCATTTTCAGCAATAGCACGAATGTGATGTACTTTTAAGCTCCGCACATTTGTTATCTTTGTACATTAATGTGAGCCGTGTTCTTCTTGAAGTCGTAATCGTAGTACTGGCCCCACTTATTCATCATGGCGTATTGTATTGATTCATGAACCGACCGGGGCTCTGCGTATCCATCGTTGGTGTCCATCGTTGCCTGTGTGCAATAGTAAACCGGCTGGAGGATAACTCTGTTAAGCAATAACTCCTGCATTGCCATATCTATATCACTGGTTGCAGGGTCTTTTTCGTTGTATTTGGCTTTGAAAGCTTTTTTATTCACCCAGCGTATATGTCCCGGCATAGCCTTAAACTGCCATTCCTGGTGATATACATATGGTGCCGGCTGTGGATTGTCATATGCGAGTCCTAAATCCAGGTCATATAATACCTGGGCTATCCTCTCGCACTCTGCTGTCGCTGTCTCCCTGTCCAGCTCACCGTTGGTGAACCTTATCGGGGCTTTATAATCCATCCTGTAAAGCATTTCTTTTACATCATCATCCACTATGCAGATAACATCTTCCGGTGTGTTCTCAATGATCCAGTAGAACGTAGACATAAAATCATGCACTTTTCCATGTGGTATAACGAGCAATTTGTCGCATCCTGCATCTCGGTACTGCTGTTCTTCTTCCTCTCTCACCACATAAGTGCAATATTCAAATACATTTTTTGTCATAATGGCATGAGGTCTCATGTATGACATGACGTAAATATTAAATGTAATACTCGGCTTCATAGTATTTCTGCATCTTCAATCCCCATTTAGGGACCATATTCTTTGATTTCTCTTTGTCCAGAGTTCCAATAAGCTGCTTGCACCTCATGTATACAAGATTTACCCCCGCTTTCCAGGCAAAGCCTATCGAAGCGTTAATCCTTGGATTACACTCCAGCAGCACCGGTTCAGCCTTATCAAAATCATCGAGTGAGCTCTCCCTGTCGGTTTTCTTCAGGATGAAGTCAAAACATGCATTACCGTCCAGATTTGTTTCTTCGCATATTTTATGAACAATCCCGAACGCTTTTCGGTTTGACGCAATCTCACCATTTACCACGGCTCCATATTCCATATCATATCCTACATATCCAACCATGCTTATCACTTCTCCGTGGTCAGCAAGAACACAAACGCTATAGTCGATTCCGGGTGTATATTCCTGCACTATCACCTCATGTCCCATAGCGACAATCTTTTCAAAGTCGCTGTATGATATATAGCGGTTAATTCCGCATCTGTTGTACAAATTAATGTCATATGCTTTTTGGTTGTCTATAATGCAGAATCCTGTTCCTCCGCATTTACCGGATATCTTACAGCAAACCTTCCGTCCTTTTCTCATCAGCTCTGAATATGAATTTTCCGCCATTACCAGATTATCGCAAATGTACTGTTTCGGCATATACTTCTCGTACTCCATGCCAAAAGCTATTTTATCATTCAGGAGTTTGATTGATTCCTCGCCTGAGACAGATACATGCACTCCCATCTCTTCAAATTCCTGCTTGTGCTTTGCCATAAGCTCTAATTCAGCCGTAATATACGGTATGATGATGTTTGTATTGGTTTCTTCACAAACTCGCTTTAAAAACGGAATATAGCCCTCATCCGTAATCGGCGGGGCTACATATTGGTATCTGGTTCCGTGTCTCAGCAGTTTGTTTTTATCCATGTTTACAGCTACAACATCAACCTCGACACCATCATCATTTTGTGTCAAGGCGTCAACAATTTCTTTTGAATGCTTCGAGCATCCTGTAATTAGTACTGTTAATTTAGGCATTTTACCCCTCCTGTTGTGTAATTTGCTATTATATCTCTTAATTTTGTAGTATATTTTGCCATTCCGGTCACTTCATATCTGTCGTTTACCTTTAACACCGGTAACGGTTCGTAGATAAAGTTTCCTTTCATCGACAGCGAATAGGCTCCGCAGTTCTGAATATGCACTATGTCACCAATACGAGGATATATATGAGCATTTCTGCTGATAAAATCCTCCTCCATGCAAGTATATCCGCATATTGTGGTTTTGGAGTGATTTGCATCGCGTGTGATATTTTCAATCGGCAGATCTTTGTAATCAGCTATCATTCCACAGTCATAAGAGCTCACTGATAATGTTGCAACCAGTCCGTCTCGAATTTCTTTAACATTTTCTATTCTTGCAAGAACTGTAACTGCATCAGCTATCAGTGCTGTACCCGGTTCGAGAATCAGCTCCGGCATTGTCCCTCTTGACTCTGCATAGTTATTCATCTCAGCTCCTACTATTTCAGCATAATCCTTAAATGTTGGGATTTCTCCGAACTGAGCCGCCAGCTCCGGAACCATTCGGCCATACATATGTCTGCCTAAATCAATATATTTCAAAGGATATCCAAGTTCTTTTTCCAGCTTTTCTGCAATTCTTAAAACATACTGTGTTTTTTTCTTCCAGGTATCGAGAGATCTGCTTCCTCCCACATGGCAGTGTATTCCAGCAAGCTTGTGCCCTTCTCTTCCGAGCCTTTTTGCTGCTCCCAACGCTTCTACTTCGTTCATGCCAAACCTGCTATCCTCGTAGCGTATTCTTATACCCACTTCCAGATCCTTTATGTCAACTTTTTCCGCACTATTCAGGAAAAATCTGAGGGCATCTACTGATTCTATATTAACCTTGCCGTTGAAGCGTGCCACTTCGAGCATTGATATATCAGGTATGATGCCGTTATATATAATCTCTCTTTCTGATACTCCTACTGCTTTTCTTGCTATATCCTTTTCTATCGGAGATGTAACCTCTGCATATCCTCCAAGTGTGTGAACTATACTTCCTATCTCAGGCATCCAGTTCGTCTTGTACGAATATCCAATGCTGGTGTTAGGATATATCTGTCTAAACTCGTTCTGCAGGTCTGTAAAATTGCGTATGAACCTGTCAGCGTTAAACAAATACACGCCTCTCATCGAGTTATTTCTCATTATTTCTGCTAAATTCTTTCTCTGCAGCTTCTTATACTCCATCTATGCCCCATCCTTCCTGTTTGTGCTCTTCTTTTTCTTTACTAACCGGCTTCATCACGATATCGTCATACCATATGGAGCGCGCTTTAATCTTTCTGGTCGGTGTTACTATGGTTTTCTTTCCCTCAAGGCCTAAATCCCTGATTAAATTGAGATAGTCCACCTCATTTCTGCATACAATCATTACATAATCGTATTTCTCATACCTTAGATGTTCCATCGCATCAAGGTTTTTATTTTTCGGGCCTTTTTCCTTAGCATCTATGCCAAGGTCTAACGTCAGGTCTGCTGTCCATTCTGACAAAAGATTCATGTCCCAGTCTCCGGCATGTGTGTTGTCTTTAATATTAATTGCCCTAAGCTCGGCTTCTGTATAGCCGTACAGTTTTTTGACAAGCACTGTCGCTTCCGGGTTGTTCCTTTTCATGAGCTCAACCCTCTGATTGCCGGCAATAATATTGTCGTTCTCATCCAACAGGATCAGTCCAAAATCGCCTAGCGTTTCAAGTGACTGTTCAAGCTCCTCGGCTTTTTTCTTTCTGATTTTCCTTGGATTGCCAAAGCCGTTTTTGATTTTCTGTACCGGGAAATTTTCAATTACTTCAATTCTTTTCTCCATGATTTATTTCTCCTCTCCCTCAATTACTGTTAATTGCATAATAAAAAGACCGCTGAGGGAATCGGCGGTCTTTCTATCGGAGTGTTTTTGTAAAATGTCTGAGCTACTGTCGTTGTTCTCTTTATTCTCCCATTTGGAGGAACACCCGGGGCAATGGGTAGTCCATAGCAAAAGGCTTGCCCCGGGAAAATTCATGGGAAAAAAGAGCACTTCCATAGCACCTGCAATCAATCAACAGAACTTCTTTCGTCATTCTGTATCATTTTTTGCAATTTACACTATATCATTAGTCATTATGACGGTCAAAAGAAATAAAAAGGAAATTGCCATTATGCTAGTCCTTGATTTCATACAACACCATTGCATCTAATCCAAAAAACAGTGTTGTAAGCTCGTTCCTGGCTTCCTTTGCATCTTTCTGTATATTGCTGATGTCGGTCTGGTAGAGTTCAGCAATTTCCTTGGTGGATTTCTTTGCGTTCTCCCTATCGAGATACATATAATAAATCACAAACCATCTTCTTTTCACCGGTTCCTGTGGTGATTTCAGGCAGTTCTCCTTATATACACCTAACATCCGGTCTACATGTGCCATAATGAACTTAACTGCATTTACTCCTCTGTACTGCCTATGTAACGTCTTATCATCATCGAAAATGTGAAATTTGGTCATTACATCCATATTCATCAGTGTTTCATCGACCTGCTCCGCTTGTTCCAGCGTTACTATCGCCTGATCTGCATAGTCTTTCAGCTTTGTGTAGTTCTCTAGTAGCTTCTTTGTTCGGAATAGTAACCCTCTCCATTCCGCTTTTTTCTTCTGTTCCTCAAGATTGATATATTTTGCGACTCCATCTTCGACAGCGTTCTGACATATCTTGCGCAATTCCTCTTGATTGAGGGTTATCTGTTTGCTTTTACCCATTTCATGCCTCCCGGTGCTCTGCTTGACATTTTTTTGTTATTTGGTATCATGTAATTACCATTCTTTTACACGATTCCCTGGTCTGCGTAAGCGCCGGGGGATTTTTTATTTCCGCCTGAATTGTTTAGCGTATTTACATGTAGCAAAATGTGATATGTAACCATACCCGTCAGCGTGTTCGGCGTCGTTCGTAACCGTTCCGGCTACCACATTACCATTTCTCAGCACTATCCTGTCTTTCCCTCCGCACTTGTAGTTTACAAAGTTGGTGTTGACCGGCATTGATTTACCAGATTTCATCCTCAGGAACATTATCTGAGCTCCACATCTTGAGCAACGTGTAATCGAATTGCTGCTACTCTTCATCTTCTTCGCCTTCTTTCGTTGGTTCATCATAATCGTAATCGCCACTCTCAGCTTCATCTGCGCCCATATCCGGCTCTTCATCCGGAACGTCGATAAAATCTGTATCTATCGGCTCATCATTACTCTCCGGGGCTGGTAAAGCGTTATTCGGACCCGGTAATGCGTTTCCGCGCTGTTCTTCATCACCGTCGCTTTTAAGTGTATCTTCAAAATCCGGGTCAAAAATGCTTCGCTGTGTTCCTCCGGTGATGTTCTTCAGCACGTATCTCTGCAGTTCATCATCCCACTGTAAATCCATTCTGATATCATTTTTGCTATCCAGTGAGTTTTTAAGCGGTACCGATGTTGTTACCTTATGCTTGATAACCGGACGTCTGATTACACGTACCGTTCCGTCACTCTTATCTACCAAATCCTCTATCAGCGTCAGGTCTACTTTCAGCGTAATGCTTCCTTCTTCTGATTCAGCGGTTTTCATCTTTTCAAGCAGTTCCTGCATAAGTAAATCAAAGTTGGACCTGGCACTGCTAAATACATCACTGTCAAGTGTAAGTTCTTCATAATCCTTTGTTGCTGTTACCATGCTTATTACCTCCTATCTGCCTTATTCCGGCTTTCAATCGCATTTGTCTATAGTTTGTATCATCACTTCAACTCGTGGCTTTTCTGAGTAAAATTTGCGCACCTGACAATCTACTATCTGGGTATCATCCCTGTAAGCTATCTTGTTAAGCGCATCCGCAATTATTTTGATTACATTGTCCATATCGGGCTTCTTAGTCGGTCTTATGTCTCCGCTCAGCATAGCTGCGTGTCTTTTTTTGGATGCTGATTTAGGTATGCTGTAATATGCCTTTATCCTCATATCTAGCATTGCATCATCCGGAAACATCTGCTCGCCACATGCCTGCGTATATTCCATCTTTACCAGTGTTTCATAATTCACGGTGTCCTTGGGCGTAATAGCATGTCCGGTATTTCTGCAGAATCTTGGCCTACCTTTTCCTTTGGGCTCTCCCATTACGGTAAAATTAATTCGCATTTTTTTGCCTCTCTCGTGATATAAAATAAGTTTCAGGATTACTCCAACAAGTCTTTCATCCGTCCGAACCTTTCCGCTGCTTCCTGCTCCCTGAAAGATGTTCCGGATATCTCAACCGGGTAGCATGTCTCAAATATCCTGTCGTATACTCTCTTATAGCGTATATCCGCCTTGTAAAGCATTTCTTCCAGTGTCAGGTTAGTTGTCAGTATCATCGGTTTATTTGCCCTTGTACGGCTGTCTATAACGTTGTATACCTTTTCAAGGGCGTAGTCTGTACTTCTCTCGGCGCCTAAATCATCAATGATGAGTAGTGATGCACTGTTGAGTATCTGGATATAATTAGCTTCATTACTGTTGCCTTGGATGTCCTGCAGGATTTTAACAAACGATGTCATGATTACCGGTATATTCTTATCCATCAGTGCATTTGCTATGCAGGCTGATGTGTAGCTCTTTCCGGTACCAACCGGGCCGTAAAATATCAAGCCCTGATTGCTGGCTTTCATTTCACCAAATTTCTCCACATAGTTTAAGGCTATCTTGTGTGCCTTCCGGTTCTCTGGTCTGTCTCTGTAGCGTGAGAAGGAAGCTGTTTTGTATTTGCTCGCCATCATGGATGCGTCTTTGAGCCTGTTAATCTCAATCATACGTTCCTTGTATTCGTTCTCCTTCTTGATTTTCTCGTTCTCCTCCCGCTTGCATTTACACAGGCATGGGACAACCTTCTGAAATGTTCCAAGCTCAATTCTGTACTGCTTCTTGCCTCCACATCTGCCACACCTATACAGTCCATCCTCACCCAGCTTATCCTCCGGGTTTATTTTATTAATATCATCCTGCTTAAAATTCAACGGTAACAGTCCCGAATAATTGCTCATTATATCTCATTCCTCCTGCGTTCTTCTAACACTCGTGCAAACGGATTCTCACCATCCTCGAACTTCCGGACCGGTTCTGATGCATATGGAGTGTACTGCGTATATGCTGTATTCTGCCGTTCCTGTGTATCATGTTCCAGATAGTCCATAAACGGCTTTGTGTCGCTTAGAAACGTCTTTGGATGCTTGATAAAGCGGGTTTCTGTATGTTCTGCCTCGCATGTGGCTCTATAATTCTTTGCTGCCTGCGTGAGCTGTTCATCCGTATACCCTTCTTTCAACCTTGTCTTGTATTTCTTGAAGGCATTTTCCTTTTCGACCTTCCTTGGATATGAAGCCCAGAACTCCTCAAATTCCGGCGTATATTCTATTGCTCTCTTTGCCTTTTTCTTTGGCTCCGGTTCCGGTTCGGGTTGTTCCGGCTTGTTTTCCGTCTCGGTCTCCTGTTGATTCTGCCTGCAACTATCAAATGCCTCATGCGGTATATCACAGCTTTCTTCCGGCTGTTTCGCCTGTTCCTGCTGCGCTTTCCGGGCTCGATACTGCCTTGATCTCTCAGCGTCCTTTTCTCTCCTGTCTTGGCCGCTCATGTAGTCTATGTAATAGCTTCTCCAGTCTGTCCAGTCATGCACCGAAAGCCCTCTGTCGCCTCTGTCTATCCATCCGCAGTCTATCAGATTGCTTACTATGTCCGGTATATCCTCCAGTCTGTCCGGAGCAAACCCCGGGCGGAGCGCATCCTCTATATCCTCAGTGTCCGCTGCTACGATTGTTCCGTGGCTGTCGGTATTGTCAACAGCCCACAGCCACAGTCTAATCAGGATTCCGATAGCTTCGTTCTGACTGATATTTGATTTTTTTGCAAAGCTTCTCAGTTTTCCACCTATCAGCTTCTGATCTACCGTTATCCATGCCATTTACTCAACCTCCAATTACAATGTTGCTGTCAGGTCTGAAATACCGATAGGTGCTTTCAGTACCTTTGTATTTCTGCAATATAAGCACTGCTCGCATCTGTCCGGCTCAGCTCCGTTATATTTCACTTCCAGTATTCGAGGCATATTGTGTTCAACAATGCTCATAGCCTCTTTCAAATAGTTGTCGTGGATGTATATTACCTCGATGTTTATAGCCTCTTCTTTGCTTATTCCTGCTATATAGAACGGTAAACGCTTTCCGGTGTTCTGATATACGATTTCCTGATATATCGCTCCCTGGATGTCATAGCCCCAATAACGAACAAAATCGAGATATCCGATATCCGGCACATATCCGAACTTGGTCAGCGACTGCATGTATTTCAGGTCAACGATTGCTTTTCCCTCAATATAGCTGTCCATCTTGATTTTCCACTTGCTTCCAAAAAGCAAGCCTGTCATGATTACCTGCTTCTCTCCGCTCATGTACGCTTGGAATAGAGGGTCGCGCAGGCTTCGCTCTATGGCTCTTTCAGCCCTCATGTACTCGCTTCTTAATGTTCCGTCACGCTTGAAGCACTCCGGATGCTCTTCCTTGAATTTGTCAAGAGTGCCCTCATAGAATGAGTCGACATAGCTTCCCTCCAGTAGAGCTGTGCGGTTAGGCTGTTCGTATTCTCCACGAATCTTAGCCATAGCCTGAGCTTCACATCCTACCCTGCCGTAGGTGCCGACAAAATCTTTGAACTGTGACACACTCATATATTCATAATTTGCTATGTCTGAATAGTAATTATCTGCTGTCAGTTCCATTTCAAGCCTCCTTACAACCGCACTCTCTATATTTAGCACCTACAAAATGGATATATTCAGTTACCTTTTTGTACTGTTCAGGTGTCGCTTTAATCTGGATGGAGTATATGTTATCACCATCCGGCGCGGTATTTGTAACCGTATTATGTGCGCATGTCCGTGTAGTATGATCTTCATGTGGTGCTATCACCTCCGGTTTCTCATATACCTGTTTTGGAGCTTCTGACTGCTCCTGTACGACTTTTGGCTCTGCTTCTCGAAGTTCCTCCTGTCGTCTGCGTTCCTCTTCTCTCCTAGCCTCTTCCTTCTGTCTCTTGATGATATCCTCTTTCTGCTTGCGCATTTCCTGTACTTTCGTCATAGCATCTGACAGCTTAAGGTTTCTCTTGTACTCATCAACAGCATAGTTTGTAAATTCTTCTTCTATTCCGTTGATAACCTCGAGATCTGATCTGATACTCTGCGCCGTATCATCAATAGCTTTCTTCCATTCAGTTTTTTTAGCTGTGGCATTTTCCCATCTTGTGTCATATACAGCCTCCGATGCCTTTGATTTGATAACTTCGCCAAATTCTTCAAAGGCTTTACCCATATACTCATATATAGCTTTTCTTGCCGCCTCTTTGCGCCTTGTCTCATATTCCTGTATTTGGTCACTGATAACACCGATAGGCTCGTCTATCAGAGCTATAAGCTCTTTTGCCTGTTTCTCGATGTTTTCATACGGCTTCAAACACTCTTTCTTGATGTCAATTTTCTTATCATTGACCGCCTTTGACAGCTTTCTCAGCGATGCAAGGTCTTTTTTCGCATCCGTAATATTATCATCGCTGTACTGCATTTTTCTGTATACAGACAATTTGTCCGATACATTCTGCTTCAATTCCTCAAAGTTCCAGGTTATCGAACCCGGTACCTGATTTACTACTACCTCAAATCCTTTAGTTTTACCCATGCTATTGTTCCTCCCGGCTTATTTATTAATTAAACGGCATTTCATTGTCCATTTCTGGTGGAATGAAAAATTGCTCGTCTGGTGCTGTATTCTGCTGTGGTGGTATAACCTCAGTTTCTACCGGTTCCGGTCGTTTAGTGCCTGCTTCCATATAGCTTCCCACTGTGGCTTTTGCTGGCTTCTGTTCGATTCCTTCTGTTTTTTTGTTCTCGAATACGTCAATGACCTTTTCTGCTCCCGGTAACTGCTCGGCCGATTTTCTGTTTGTGCTATTTTCAAATTCAAAGCCTGAGCCCTCCTCATATGCCTTAATCAGCTCAACCTTATCAAGATTCAGGTCTATCAGCTTGCTCAGACGTCGTATTACTGTCTTTTTGTACATCTCTCCGGTTGATTCCTTCCACGCCTGACTGTTGACTGCCTTAGAATAAGTGTCTCGCGTGTGTATGATTTCTTCTTTGCTCATGCTGTCATATTTGATGGTTCCATCCTTGTATATCACAACTGCAAAAGCTCCGATAATCGGCTTGTTTGAGAACGGTACCGGTTTGAAGTCAAGCTGCTGCACTCCTGCATGCACTCCTTCATCGTACATATCACCCTCTCTGACCACCTTTGCGTATATATCCTTGATTGGATCATCACTGAACCGCTTACAAACCTTTATTTCGCCCTTGTAGTCGGTCTGAAACTGCATCTCTGCGTCATATGGGATTGCATAACACTCCTGATTCATAAAATCCAGTCCAAGATATGCGCCCTTCATGAAGCACATCACTATAGAGTTGATAGAAACTTTCTGAAGCTTCTCTCTCTTCTTTTGCTCTTTCAGCATATCCTGAATCACTGTTACGCAGTTCATGGCGAATCGCATCTGATTGAATCCAGGAGGTAATACATCCTTCTTTTTGGTCATCTCGTTAAAAAGCGACTGTTGTATCTGGTTAAGATACTCTTCTGTTGACATGTTTGCCATAGCTGTGTTCCTCCTCTCTATACTCTTTCTCGTCAGCCTCTTCCTCATTCTCTGACAGGAAAACCTTATATCCCAGATATAGCGTTACCGGAAATACAAGTACTTCTCCTCCGGTTGCTTTATATCCTCTCTCATTCAAAGCGTGTTCGTTGGCTGCAATCTGTAATATCACTGCCAGGATGATAATTACTACTAATTTAGCTAACTTTTTCATTGGCCTGCTCCTTTCCCATAACAAAAATACCGATGTCTATTGGTTCCTGCTTTTCTATTGCTTCCATAAGCTCGCGGTCATTATGTATGCCGTAATCTCTTTCAAGTGTCTTTCTTATCCTGTCAATTAGTTCCATTTGCGGCACCTCCGTACTTTCTGAGATACATCCTAAGCTCTGTAATATCATCATCCAGCGAATCAAGTGCTTGTACTATTTCTTTGAGCATTCCTTCTTCTCCCGGATCCAGCTTCCCATCCGAGGCAATCTCAAGCAGTCTCTTTTTGATGTTATGCAATCCGTCCTCATCGGTATGGTTTAGAAGGCTGCATGTAATCTGCTCAATTCCTCTTATTTTGGTTGCGATGTTCTTTCTCTTTCCGATCGGACAATCATTTTTGCAGTAACATGCTTCAATTTCCGGTGCCCCATACAGGTCTGCCATCCTTACAACCACATCTGTCGGTGCCGGTGTCAGCCCCAGTTCATAATTACTCAGGCTTGATACTGATACATTGAGAAGTTCTGCTGCTCCCTCTCTGCTATTCAGCTTGTCATTGTATGTTGCTGCTTCTTTTCTACATGAAAAGTAGATGTTCGCGGTGTCTTTCATACATTCTTTGTCCATTCTCTTACGTCCTTCCGTGCGTTACAATTTCTATACAGTACATGAATCGCTGTCACTGATTCCTAAATAATCAGAGATTTTTTTCACAGCCGGTGGGCTGTAGACTCTTCCATTGATGATTGAACTTACATAGCTTCGGTTCATCTCCAGATTGTCCGACAGCTCCTGCACTGATAAATCTTTTTTGACCATTGCGATTTTTGCTGTTTTGCACCATGGAGATAATTTTTTCATACGGCTCCTTTCCTCTTTACTTACCGCACATTTGTTGGTAAAATAAAAGATAATGTTTTTTGTTGTGATTTTTAAAATCGAAATCATAATGTTTTGTTGTTTATGTTTGTCAGTATAGCGCACTGTGGTACGTTAGTCAAGCATTAATTTTATTTTTGTGCGTTATTTTAGGAGGTATTATGTTTTACGAGAATATTTATAAGATTTGTAAAGAAAAGAAAACGACCCCAACAACTGTTTTAAAAGCGCTGGGTTATAGTTCCGGAAACGTTAGCAAGTGGAAAAGTGGTTCAATTCCCAATATTGACATGGCTTATCATATTGCTAATTATTTAGATGTTTCATTAGATTATCTTATTACTGGTGCTGAGAAAACAGATGCTTGTAATCATATAGACATCGATCCTGAGTGGGTAGAAATCATCTCGCATATTCCTGACGATAAACAGGATATGTGTAAAGACTTTCTGCGTACTCATATGGCCATTCCGGAGAAGTACGCTGACCGCAAGAGAGCATAATATCATACGAATACTTTGCCTATAAGGCTGGTTTATAAAATAATAATAACGGAGGATTTATTATGTCAGAGAAGAATGCTGTAGATGCCGAAGATCAAGCAAGGCGCGAGCAGGTAGATGAGCTCCAGCGCCTTATAACATGTTATCAGGTGGCAAGCAGGGACGATAAAAACGTCGTATGGGCTGCACTTAACAAGTACATACCTACCTTGAACATGTAAAAGCCCTCTATAGGGCTTTTCTTTTTTGTATGGAGGAATTATTAGATGATACGAGAAAATACTGAGAATGGCTCAAATCAGCGCATCAGGGTGGCAATATACGTTCGTGTGTCTACTGTTTATCAGATAGACAAGGACTCACTGCCGATGATGAAACAGGATCTTACTTCTTACTGCAAGTATATCCTGAATACAGATGACTTTGTGATTTTTGAGGATGCTGGATATTCCGGAAAGAATACCGACCGTCCGGCATATCAGAAAATGATGTCCCAGATCCGGCAAGGGCTTTTTACTCACTTACTTGTTTGGAAGATCGACCGAATCTCCAGGAACCTTCTGGACTTTGCGAATATGTATGCAGAATTGAAGGATCTTGGTGTCACGTTCGTGTCTAAGAACGAGCAATTTGACACCTCTACAGCTATTGGTGAAGCTATGCTTAAGATTATATTGGTGTTTGCAGAATTAGAGCGAAATATGACGTCTGAGCGTGTCACAGCCACAATGATTAACAGAGCCAATAACGGCATCTGGAATGGCGGACGTGTTCCGTTCGGCTATGCATATGACAAAGAAAGTCAGACCTTTTCCTTTGATGAGACTGAGCAAAAAATAGTCCAGCTTATTTTTGATACCTACGAAAAAACCGGATCCATAGTCCATACATCACGCAAGCTGAACGACTCAGGATTCCTCACCCGGGGCGGTAATATATGGAGTGCCACAGCCGTTTGGATTATACTGCGTAATCCGTGGTACAAGGGTGTATACCGCTACAATTATTACAAAATCCCTGGTCGAAAAGCTGTCAAGGATAAAAAAGAGTGGGTTATCGTTGAAAACCACCACAAACCTTCGATTGATCCGGAACGTTTTGACAAAATACAGCTCACACTGACTAATAATGCTCGGTACCGCAGGTCTCCCGGACGAAGCAACGTTCAGAAAAATGTGCATATATTTGCCGGCCTGCTGTGGTGTGGTGAGTGCGGTGCTGCTTTTACATCATCTCCAGGCAAATTACACGCTTCCGGATATCGCCCTTCTAAATACGGATGTCCCAATGTCCGCAAGACCAAAACATGCCATGCCAAATACACTTCAGATGTCGTTGTGGGCGAATTTATTATTAACTATATCCTGAATATCATTAATGCTCACAAGGATATAAAACTGGTTCGTTCTCCGGAGGACTTGCAACAGCACCTACTGCGTGGCTCAACATTCTCCGACATATGCAGTATTGATTCCGACGGATTGTCGGCTATGTATGACATGCTCACCTGTTGTTCCAAATCAGGTATGCTGTTCAAACGCGTTAAGCCAAAATTCAAAGTAGATCCGGAACTAAAGCATCTACAGTCAGAGCAAAAGAAACAGCAGCGCGCCCTTGACCGTCTCAATGAGCTCTATCTCTACAGTGATGAATCAATGTCTGAGCGCGAGTATATTGTCCGCAAACAGCAGATAACAGACAAGCTGGATGAAATCAACGATGCTATCGGTATGATGTCTCAAGAACCATGGATGCACACCATGGGCGATAGTGAATTTATACAGCAGGCTTCGTCTTTTATCCTGAATCAGAAACTACACGACAGACAGTACGTGTATTTTACCTCCCTTGCCGAATCTGTAGATGCAGAAATTCTAAAAGCCTTCTTTGGTTCGATAATAGACTCCATTGTTATCACGTCCGGTAAAATTCAGCGTGTGACATTCAGAAACGGAATCTCTCATACATTCACATATAAAAATAAGCCGGAGGATTAACCCCGGCTTAAATTTCCTTGATATTCTAACATTTGTGTGTTTTGGTGGTTACTTGATAAACATAGCATCCCGTATGATTACGGGTGTACCACCATTTCTAACATTTGTTGGTGTTTTACTGGTTCTCGGAATACTCATATGTGTTCTCTCCAGTCATCATTACGGTTCCTTTTGATTCCTCGATGCACTCCTCATTATCCAGTGTGCCGTAGGTTGCTACTGCTGGTGTACTTCCCTGGAACTGCAATCCGGATCCGTTACCAAAGTCGATCGTAACCCAGTTGTAGCCGCTATCCTGGACTTTCTGATCGCAAAATTCATCGTACTGCTCCATTGTAACTTTCTTCATTGTCTCCAGAGGCACTGTGATATAGGCATATTCGCCTAGCTTGTCCGTCTTGGTTCCGTTCATTACATCGCCTACGGTTACCTCTGTATCCAGAAGTGGATTTCCTGTCTCACTTTCCTCTGATTCTGATACATTTTCCTGGTTTTCCGTATCATTTTTAGCTGTTTCGTTCTCATTTTCAGCCTTTTTGCTATCATTTTTCTCGGAATCGGTCGCACTCTCCTGCTTCTGGGCATCCTTCATACCGTCTTTCACTCCATCTGAAAAACCGCATCCGGTCATTCCTGCAACCAGCATACATGATAACATTGCTGCTAAAATTCTTTTACTCATTTTCTTTTCTTTCCTTTCCGGTGCATCCTGACTGAGATTATACCACCTTGATCTCCGGGTTGTCTACCACATTTCCCAACAAAAGTGCGTATTTCTTTGTCGGACCGAGCGGCATTGCATCGTCTGTGGTGTTCGACACCATATAAAAGCCGACAGTTTCCATATATTCCTGATCGTTCGGACAGTATGCAGCGTATTTACCGTAGCAGATCTCCATCCGGACGGTTTTGTGCTCCGGATTATAGATCACATCTCCCTCAAACAGCCTTTCTCCGGTCATATCTTCCATGCAAGCGAATCTCTGGATAGTTTCCGGGATCACTTCCATTGCCCGGAGAATCAGATACCCGTTTTCCTCTGAATAGCCATCCTGCATCAGCATGAATGATTTGCCATTTTCCACGCACACTACGTTTCCAATGTGCCACGTTCCAGACATATCTCCCATAAGTTTTGCCCGGCAGATTCCGGAAGATCCATTGTAATTGTATTCATGCAGAACTTTATTCTCCCATAATGCCTCTTTGAGCTTCCTTCTTGCCTCTGTGAGCCTTTTTCGCTCGCTGTCCATTCTTCCGTTCACATGTCCGATGAAATCTGCCATCATCCGCATTGTGTCCTTGCAGAACTCCTCATTGATGATATATTCTTCATGCGTATACTCATGGAGGAAGGCGTCAATACGCCTCCTCAACTCATTTTTATTTCTGATGTCCATTCTGCACCTCCTCGAATCTGTACTCCTGGTCTGCATCCGGGTATTTCTTCCGGTCTACCTTACCGACAAACATTCCATAAGGTCTACTCCAGATAGCTCCGTCCTCGCATTTATAGACCACGTAGTATTGTCCTGGAGATTCCGTGTCTTGGCTGATCGCTATCACTTCAACAATTTTCCCTTTGAAATGTCTGTAGGTTTTTCCAACCTCCACACTTCGATCTTCTCTTACTGGGTATTTGTCGTGGAAATACTTCTCGCACTCCGCCAGATCACAATTTTCATAGTTCAACGGATTTTCATCTGTCCAGTCCAGTATATCAGCCTCTTTGACGTGTACATGCTGTCCGAACGTGTCGTTCAAATGCTTCAATTCCTCCCATATCCAGACTGCTTCATTTTCTCCATTCGGATCCACCAGGTAACCGCTTATCTTAAAAATTTTTCCGTCCATAATTTTCTACCTTTCTTGCAAATTCTCTTGATTGCATTTTCTTCTTTTGCTCTTCCTGAGTGTTTTGCCTTCCATTCTCTCAGGTATTCCAGCTGTTCCTGATCGTCTTTTTCACTCCTCATTATTGTATTTTCCTTTCTTTTTTATTTCTGGGCCAGGTAGCACATGATTCCGCAATCTGGAAACACTTCTGTGTTCATGTCTCCACGGTCAGGGCTTAGTTCGTCCAGGTATACAGCTCCTTTTCTATCTCTTAGCATAGAATGTCCTACCATCCGTTCTAACTTGGCTCTGCTTTCGAAAACCTCCGGGAAATCTTTCCTGATCCGGTTCCAATACCCCATTCCGCCCTTGACGCAACCCACGCAGTTATTATTTGGATAACCATGTTCGTACATCCACGGTCTTGCGAAATCAAATGTTCTCTCGAACAATCCATGAACCTCCTCTTTTGAAAGTTTCTTTTCAATGAGCGGAAACTCATGCTTTGCTTGCGGATTATATTCCACTGTCCTGTCTGCCCGGTTCTTTTCTTTCAAATCGAATCCCCAGACATACGTTAACTCATAATCTCGATTGTAATATTCCCACTCCTTCCTAACTCTTTTTTTGAGCCAATTTGTGCAAGGCGCAAAATTATTTCTGGCGTCTTTGAAGCCTCCAAACACTTTTATGCAGTCCTCTACGCATCTGTACTCTTTTGATTTTAGTATTTTAATCTCTTTCCCAATCGCTTTTTCACAATCTTTAATAAATCTGATACTATCTTCGTGCTGATCCTCAATGTCAATATAAATCCATTCATCAACATCTCCTGCAAGATATCCTGCCATAAAACTTGAAATTCCTGCTGAGATCCAGCACACTTTTAGTTTTTTCATGACAACCACTTAACAGATTGCTCTGTGTCCGTGGATAAGGAATTACGGCTCCCCATAGTGCCGCATGGCACCGCAAATTAAATTCCTTTTGTTCTCGCCTTTCTTCACCTTTAGGCGGTCAACCTTGGTCTACCAAGGCTTCTGTCATTACTCCTTCCTTCTTACGTTTTTCATTTTTTTAATATAATACTCTGTCCCAGGAACAGCTCCCCACTCCGGTTTTCCTTCCCCGACTGTCAATTTGCAATCTGCCAGGAAACACGGAGCATCCGTGGTATAGCCATTCCGAAACCTCACGGTTCCGATATCCTGATCCACTGTTGCAGCCAGGTTCCGGAACTCGGAAACGCTTGCCTGATATTCCTGATTTTTCAGCATAGCAGCATTTCTGAATCTGGAATCATAGTACCGTTTCAATTCTCGGTACTCCTCTGTCTTTTCTCCGCTCAGGATCATATCAAACCACTTTTTTTCGATCGTCAATGTCAGCAACTTTCCCACCTCCCTTCGTTTGTGCTCTATTTGGTGCGTACATCCAGATCATTACCAGGGTGCAGATCCAGCACATCGCATACTGCCAGCGGCTGATTTCCCCGTCTACCAGGATCTGTATTCCCACAATGAACCAGGGAATACAGTTAAAATGCTTAAATATCATGCGCTTGATTCTTTTCATATCCTTTACCTCACATTTAACTGATTGCTAACTGTTCTTTATACAGTTTCTGGAATACATCACGCTCCGCTTCCGCTCGGATCAAATCTTTTTCCAGCTCTTTGATCCTCTCTTTGTCAAAAAGGCGTTCCGGTATCTGGATTGAAACTGGTTTCGCTGTTTCCAGGATCTGCATCGCTTTTTCTTCGATCGGATCTGGATCCGGCTCTTTGAACGCCTCCGCCCACTCTCTCACGTAGTCGGACATCTTCATATTTCCACCAAGCCCGATACTGACAGCAAGTGCCTTGTCAATCTGTTTCATTTCATCCATCGTGGCTTTTGCAAGATATTTTCCGATCCGCTTTTTATATACCGTCTCGATCTGCTCACATAACGCTATGGAAGGGATCGGACTGCTCTTGATCCTAACGTGTGTCGGCATCAGTTTTTTCTCCCTGGATGTCAGGTACACTACTTCCACGATCGGAGCGTGTTTATTTCCAACATCATTACTTACTATGATTCCAGGTCTCGCCCCCCCTGTTCGCTTCCGGAGCTTTCGCCCTCATTGATAAAAAAGATCTCTCCTCTGTGATACTCATTTTCTGTGTGCATACTATTGCCCTCCTATAAAATCCCATATTGTCAGCTGCCCTTCCCGGAGCTTCGGTTCCAAAATTGGCGATCCTAGAATTTCGTCCAGCTTTTTCCGACTTTCTCTCAAATATTTGACGTAATATTCCGGATCCTGGCATCTTCGCATTACCACCAGATCGTCCCTCCGGATCGCATCTTCCATTTCCAGGACATAGCGTACTGGGTTCATGCACTGGCTGGTTTCTTTGTCCAGGTCTCCGCTGAGCTTACTTCTCAGGTACTGGAAGTCCTGATTTTCTTTCAGAACCTCCAGTGCAGCTGTTGACCTGCTCCGGATCCCGTCCGGATCTGCCATATAATGGACGCTTACCTCAGCTGGGATTTCCAGAAAATACTCCTCCGGATAATTTTCCGGATCCAGCTCTGTCTCCACTTGCTTCCGGAAGTACATGACGTGACTCCTGCATAAATTCATGTTTACCCCATCCGACCAGAAGGGATCGGATCCACCGTGTACTCTAAGATCTTCATGCCTCTTCCGGCTGTCCCGGATCTCTTTTCCTAACTGTTTACTCCGTTTCTTCTGATCCGGCGTTTTCATCGAATTTTTCATTGATTGCCTCCATGATCTTACCGATCCGAGCCTCTCCGATCCCTTTTACGGATCTGATTACTGCTTCAATGTCCTTCACGTCCAGGGCATTTACAGAAGCCTTTCCGTCCTCCCATCCACTTTTATAAATATCGGTGCAAAAGTTCTCAAACTGCTGATGATCGTACTTTTTTACAGCCTTGTAAACTGCTCTGTTTACCAGGTATCTCTTATTCTGAATTTTCTTTGCCATAATCACACTGCCTCCACATATGTAACTGTATTTGTCTTGAATCCGTTCTCTTTGCAAAAGTCCCGGAATAGATCCGACAGCTCTTTGAGCGTTTTCACGCTCTCGAACTGTGTTTCGTCCTCCATTCCATCGCTATTGATGAAGCCTATGTTGTACTTCTGGTTGTATCTGGAATAGCTTCCATTTGCCGCTCCTCTTACCGTCATGACGCCTGCACCTCAACTCCCAGTTCTTCGATAACTCTTCTCAGTGCATACTTCCCATTGGATGTGAGCTGTCTCTGCCATGCTCCCTGAGATGGAGCCCATCGGAAACCATTAGCCTTGAGAACGTTCCTAACAGCTTCTTCCGGCTTTCCGTCAAACATAATCTGGATTCTCATTATGTCCGTGTTCTCAATCACCTTAAACTCGCCGTAATCAGCCTCAGAACTGCCCTTCTCTTTGGTGTTCTGTAATTCTTCAAGCCTGCCCTTTAATCGCTTTATATTTGCAAGATTGTTCTGTAAGTGGTATGAACCGAATGGAACCCCGCTCAATCTCCATGTATCTTCCGCCATCGAGCTGTTTATCTTCTCAATCTGTTCATCTGTCAGAAAGCCGCATCCAGTCATGGTGCCGTTTTTGCGCCAGTATTTATTTACCTCTTTCATTCTTTCCTGGCTTTCCTCTTTGGCTTCAATTTTCTCTTTGAGGGCTTCAATAGCGTTTTCGTCATCACACTTGATAACCTCTGAGCATGTCATGAGTCTTTCGAGCTGACTCAGGATTTTATCGCAGTACTTGTAATACTCCTGGTTTTTGTCCCATGCTGCAACCTGTCTTTCTTTCTTCCTGACCGGGAAATTGGCGGCACCTGATATCAGCACTGACGGACACATACAGCCTATTCTTGCATCCTCGTTGTAATATTTGCCTAAATTCCTTGCGTATCTGTCTGCCAGAATCCGGGCTCTCTTCTCGAACCTCTCACCTCTTTTTTTAATAGCTTTCTCTGCCAGGTCGTAAGCCTCATTGACCTGTGCTCTGTATGAAGCTGTTTTGCTTCCTTCCTGATAGTCCGACATCGACATCAGGCTGTGTGCTATTCTTGCTGATTCCTCATTGATTGTTACATACTGTCTCTCCATGGTTAATCCTCCTTATAATCCTCATAGTCCACATTCATTACATCGCAGATACTCTCGTAATCTGATCCGTTCTCGTACATGTTCTGGACGGTAGCCCCGTGTACCGTTCCGTCCCACATGCGAATTTCTTTTTCTATCAGGCAGTTAAGCCTGTGATTTGTTCTGTCAGCCATTACTTGCACTCCTTTCTGACTTTTTTAACTAATGTCTTGTCGTATTTGCTCTCCATGTAGTCAACCGCCATCTGCCAGTCGCTGGGGCTTTGGCATTTGGTAAATAAATCTTCGGCATCCTTCCTGCATCTCTCTTCCTCAAGATTGCCGGCTGTCACTGCCTCGAGTCTTTTGGCTATATCTCTAAGCTGTGCCTCCAGCTTCAGTTTTTCACCGTTGAGCTTCTTTGCAAACTCAGCTGCCTCATTCATGCTGATAATAATCGGCATTCCGAATTGCTGATAAATACTTGCTATCTGCTGTTTTCCGTTTACATTTCCGATGCTTGGATGCCATGTGTAAACATTTTCGATTATGTCATAATCATCGTCGCCGACTGTTTTACCTATCAGCTTCTCAAACTCGTCTTTCATCATCGCTTTAGTCCTCCTTTGCTTCCGGTGTGTCTGAATCAACGATTATTGTGTCCATGATTTCGATGTACTCCATACATCCGCAATCATAAATTCTTCTGCGTCTTGTTTTCTCGTAGCGTCCTCCGCCCGGATGAATCGTTACCGTTGCCATCTTCTCAGTTCTGGCGTCAATTCTGAATCTCATTCCTGCTCCTGTGTCTAATGTGTGTAAGTATGTCTTTCCAACTTCAAATTTTGTCATGGTTATACCTCCTCAATTCTTTCTACAACTATTGTGCTTTCGGTTCCTGCGAGGTATGCCACATACTGTGTATCCTCATCAGAATCAGGATCTTCAAAAGTGATGTACTCTCTGTTTGATTCCAGGATGTCGTACCCTTCATCTTTTATATCCGCTTCCAGATCTTCTATTCTTCCATACCATTCGTTTTTAAAGTTCATCATATCTTTTTCCTCTTTTCCGTTCGTGTGTTTGTTTTGTTGTTGACTTTAATATAGCGCACTAAAGTAAATCTGTCAATAGATGTATTGCAAGTTTTTTCAAAAAAATAAGAGACACGCTTAATGTCTCTTATTTCTGGGCTTTCATAGCTTTATGATTTCGATTTCATACCCCATTGTGTTTAATATTTTTTCAAGTTTTCCAAAAAGAGGTGCCGTCTTTTCTATGGTTGAATATAATTTATCAACGTCGAAATCAATCTCTTTTCCGTCTTTCCTGGATATCTTTAAATCTCTGCCGAGCGCATTTAATATTTTTTTGACTGAGTTATAATTCGAGTTATTGTTTTGTAGAATAGCAAACACTCTCTGCCTACTCCATTCGGTTTTTGAAGCCAGCTGCGATTGAGTTATTTTTTCTTCTGTCATAACCCTCTTGACATATTGCATTACATCCAAATCTACGCACCTCCTAGCGTTTTTATATTACTACGGTGCGTTACTTTCGTCAATACATGTATTACATTTCTGAGCACAAATCAGTTTTCAAGTCGTAGTCGCAGTTGCCTCCATTCTTGCTGCATTTCTCACATAGCATTATTCTTGCTCCACATTTAGGGCAATAAGATGTTAATCCCCATTCCGGCTCCCAACAGAACATATTATATTCTTCGCAGTACGGGCAATAGCTGGTGGCAAGCCTGCTCACCACATCGTTTAGCTCCGATCCGGTTCTCAGCAGTCTCTTTTTTAATCGTCTGTTTTCGTTCTCTCTGCGTTTAATACGCTTATTCTGCTTTTCCAGGCTTTTTGTCCTTCTCTTTAATCTTTTCCTCAAGATTACATTTTCAATGCGTCCTGAGCCATTCTGAGACCTCATAATTACTCTTCCTCCTCTTGAACTTTAACGAATTTTACACCCTGCTTCTTTCCGGAACACTTTTTGCTAATCTGCGACATCAGGTTCTCGTATTTGATGCCGTATATATCAACCATCTCTCTGCCGTTGTTTGATACCATTAGGGGCAGTTCGTATTTATCAGCAGTGACCGCCATATATAGTGCCATCAGTCTACATCTCCCTTCCAGTCGAATTTACTACCGCAAACCTCGCAGTATTTCGGTTTCCAGTAGCTCGGTATACACCGCTCTCTTCCGCAGTTTCTACACTTGAACGTTACTGTTTTTTCTGTTTTTTCGGTCACAACCGGTATTTCATCCTCATCGAACGATATATGCATCCCGGGGATTCTAAAAGCTCGTGGGATTCCGTATTTTCCCGGCTCTGATATTAACATGCCGTTGTTGTACATTTCTATCATGTAGCTATTTACCGAGCCTGTGGACCTTAAATCAACGCCATCAGCTATCTCTCGCACTGTTGGGGGATATCCATGCAGTTTTATGTATTCCTTGCAAAAGCCCTGTATTTCCTTCCATTTTTTCTTTTTATCTACCATGTTCCTGCCTCACTTTCTGTCATGTATTCTATCTCGTATAATCTTGCATTGTACCTCGCCTCTGTCGGGACCTCACCGGTGATTTTAAATACAATGTCCATCAAATCGCCTTCCGGCAGTTCATCCATGGAACAGCCATATTCCGCTTCCAATTCGTCCAGCTCTTCATCGACATATATGCTTTTTTCTTCTGGCTCATTTTCGGTGCCATAAAACATGCTTTCCATCTCCACGCGCCTGCTTTCCCAAAACGCATCCTCATCCGGATAATTCCACATACAATCACCTCCTAGCTCGGTTTTTCCATTTTTGATACGATTTTCGCATAAATACCGTGCTTCTCCAGGTTCCTCATAACTTCCAGAGCCAGTTGTGGGAACGGCGTTCCTCCTACTCGGTACCAGTCTTTATTGTTTACGCTCTTGTATACCTCGAATATCTGAATTTTCACTTTTTCCTTTCTCCGGAGGTTATACCGCCTCCGGCCGGTGTCAGTTAATCAAGTAGCAGTTCCTGTGATATTGTGTATTTTTCACAGAGCATGTCAAAAGCTCTGTTTGTTACAACATATCTGTTTCTCCCATCCGGAGCTTTGACTCCATCGGTTTTGATTCCTCTGCCCTTCAGTTCAAGTGCGGTGTATATGGTGTAGTGCTTGCCGTAATAGCTTCTTAATGCCTCAATTTCGCACTCCGGTTTAGCCTCTCCCATCTCCGGAGTGTAACAATACAATCCGGGTTTAGTTGGCTGTAATGCAGGCTTTGGAACCGGTGCTGCATTTTCAATTCTCTTAGTTCTGATTAACTCAGCCAGTTCATCTGTCTCGCCCGGTCTGAAACCGCCTTTTTCGTCAATAGCCTGAGCTATCTCGGCATACTCGGCAATAGCTTCATTGCTTGTGGCTATCTCAAGAATGCCTTTCAGGTTGAAATATGCGTTACTGTGTGTCTGCGGAAATTGAATAATTGTTGCTGCCATGCCTCTTCCTCCTTAAATGTCTGTTATTGTGCGAAAATAAGCTTTCTGAGTGTTGATATTGCCATATCGTCTGTATCAAGCCATTTATCAAACTCTCGCGGATATCTCTTTTCTATCTCATCCATGTACCAGCCTCTCATGATTGAAACAGACGGATCGTCCATGGTCTCTGTCATTTCGAACATATCTAATATTCTTTTAATGTCCAGTGTTGCTATAAGGTTCTTTGCGTCCTGCTCTGCTTTTACCATCTTTATTTCTCCCTATCTTTCCTCAATGTCCAAGATTTCTATTTCATACATCTTTGATGCTGTATCTTTGATATTGAGCATATTTCTTAATTTTGAAACTGCATCATCCTCATTTTCTCCGGTGATTATTCTATGGTCATTGTCTCCGATGAGCATCTCATAATTTCTGTTTATTAAGTACTCGTTAATTCTGTAGCTGATTTTGTATTTCATGGTGTTTGCCTCCGTTTGTTTTCCGTTCGTGTGTTTGTTTTGTTGTTGACTTTAATATAGCGCACTAAAGTAAATCTGTCAATAGATGTATTGCAAGTTTTTTCAAAAAAATAAGAGACACGCTTAATGTCTCTTATTTCTGGGCTTTCCGCATATTTAGCAAACGGAGATAATTTGATATGCGGATGCTTTTAGCTCGTTTCTGTGCTTCCAATGTGATTTAGGAATACAAAAAGAGCTTAACTATGCTTTTTAAATTAATGGGGGATTGAAGGACTGTACCCTTCTCATCACCGGGTACCCTTCAATGTGATTTGATTATATACCGCGTTTCAAGTTTAGGCAATGTGAATTTTGATTTTTTGAAGAAAAGAAAGAACCAAAGAAAAGAAGTATATTATATATATTAATTATATATAACTAATAACTAAAATATAATAATATATATGTGTGTTCGCAGGCATTTTGATAACATTTTGAGCCGATTTGATAACATTTAAAGCACTTTTCCGCTTGATGTAAAAATCGCTGTAACCCCTTATTTTTCAAGGGATATAACATTTTGTTAATTAGCGTCACGTGACGTTTTCGTGATTCGTCACGTGATTCGTCACGTGATGTTTTTGCAATTCGTCACGTGATTCGTCACGTGATGTTTTCATAATTCGTCACGTGATTCGTCACGTTACAAATAATTTTTCTTGGTGTATCAGCGCACTATAATGAGTTATACACATTTTCCACAGCGCACTGTTGATAATTACTTTTACTGTTTCCGGCTTGATATACTCGCCTGCATGAGACTGCGTAATTTGCTTAATCCAGCCTTTTGTGCCTCAGATGATAGTTATATCGAAAAATCTTTTTTCACACCGATTTGAAATTTTACCCAACTAATGCTCTGATATTTTGTGCAGTATTTCTATTGACAGAAGCATTATTTTATGTATCACATTTTAGCAATAAAAATAGCCCCGGGGACGTCAATAATCCTCGGGGCATTTTCGTGATATAAAAAAGTCGGTAGGTAATTTGGTTTATAAGTTACATTTGTCTGAGCTGCTTAATTGAATAAGCTGTACCATGTGTCAGCTCCACACTCGCCATCAGGTGGAAGTCCTTCGGACCTCTGGTAGGCAGTAATTGCCACACTTAGATTGATTCCACATACAGCGTCCATTCTTCCGCTGTAATATCCCTTTGCTGCCAGAATGAACTGACACAGGTATGTGAAGGTTCCCTGCGTGCCGTTTTTAACAAGTGCCTTGCCTGCTATCTTTTTGCAGGATTCACCAAAGGCTGTGTTCGATGGAGTCAGCGCGGCGCCGAACTTCTTGTTGACAAGATACTTCCACACTGCAAGTGCTCCTGCCCTTGATTTTGTACCGTAATCTCCATCTGTTACCAGCTTTGCTCCACGGTATTTTACAAGTGTATTGCCATAATTGCAGTTGAGCCATTCCTGACCAAGTTTTACATTTGCCTTGCACGCTGAGCCTGAGCTTCCGGATCCGGATGATGTTCCAGATGATGCAGGGTGCTTTTTTCCGGTTGCAGAACCATTCTCGCAGTTGGTTGCCGTGTGATGCCCCTCGTAGAGCAATATATCGCCCTCCAGGAGCCAATTCGGGCCTGTAAGGTATTTACTATCCGTCAGAGCCTCAAATCCCAGCGCTTTGAGCGTTTTACGCATACTGCTGGTGCTTACAAGTGATACATTCTTGAATGATGATATATTCAAGAGATATCCTACAGCCCTTATATTCGACAAAACTCCTGACGAGCAGTCGGCCTCGCACGCTATCGTTATCTGTGATGGGTCATAATGGCTCGCTTTCAGGTGAGTCCAGTATGTTCCACGGTGTGTCTGGCAGTAACCTACAAGATTGTTCTTAGCAGCTTTCTTTGCCAGTTCTGACAGCTTTGCCCTTACCTTCGGATCCGGGTGCCTTAATACTACGTTCCAAGGTCTGCTATACCATGGTATCAGAGCCCACTCACCGCCTGTCTGGTCTCCCGGTTTACCACCGGTCAGTCTTCCGCTTTCATTGTGTCCACAATTTGATATTAAACTCATGCTTTTCTCCTTTCTGAGCTTTAATTGGCTTTAATTACTTTTTGGGTTTATTCTTTGACGAATTATTTATTTTTCCATCGTCAAGCAGGTCTTTCACCGCCCTAAACCACTCATCAATTAAATCCATCAGCATATCATCCGTCATAAACAGTCGCATCCAGCCCGGTAACTGTTCTTTCAGTTTATGCCACACATACAACAGCTTATAATATCCCTGTCCGGATTCCGTATACATGTGTTCTGCGTCCAGAATCAGCTCATATGCCTTTTCTCTGAGCTTGTCCAGTCCTTCCAGCTTTGCACACTGGATCTCATAGACGATAACGATTGCAATCAGTATAACGAATACTGCACAGATTACCGGTATTGGTATCTGGTAAAAAATGTAAGCGAGTGAATCCATAATTGTTTACCTCCTGTATTTGCTTTACATTAAAACAGCCATATGACTGCGTATCTGCCTTCATATGGCTTTTAAATCAATTTTATGTGTATTTGTTCATGTAGAATATTTAAGCACCTATATAAGCCTATATAAGTACTTTAACGTGCGCCACCTGTTATGTGGTCTACAGCCTGCATGTTTAGAAAGTTCTCCAGGTCATGCTTTGCATCTTTTTCATAGTCAAGAGCCGAATGCATGTCACCGTTGCATTTAGCATCCGGTATTCTCTGTACTGCCTTGGCTATTGCCTCTGACAGTGCGAGCGAGCCATCTATAGCCTTAAGCATCTTGTACTGAAGCTGTTCCCGGTTCTTCTCTTTCTTGTCAAGCTCTTCTTGCCTCTTTGTCCTCTCCTGTTGCTCCTGAGCTGTCCTCTCCTGAATTTTTTTCTCGATTATCCAAAAACAGAAAGCTGTTATTGCAGACGGTATTCCGGCAGCAAGTAATAATTCCATGATTATGCTCCTTCCGTGGATTTTTAAGCATATTCTTTAGATTTTTAAACAATTTCTTTAAAATTCCAAAGGCTCTGCGCGTATTCGGTGGCTTGTTTCGTTGTTCTGCCTGATTATTTCAAGCTCTATATCATCTGCATCTGCGTATTTTCTACACTCGTATTCCAAGCAATCAAGCTCTTTTTCAATCTCTGGCAGTTCTTTTGTCGGAGTCCCCTTGATTAAGAATACAAGATCATATATAACGGACCACAGTTTAGAGACAATCTGCAACTTTGTCATTTTTCGCCCTTCTTCTTTCCGAAAATGTGGTAATGAGGCTTTTCTTCGCCAAATAGAGCCCATCTAATCAGGTCTCCTAGATAAATACCGATGAACGACATAAAATACCATATCAGGCTAAATTCGGGGCATATCTGCCCTAGTACGTTTCCGGGCATGTTTGAGTAATCCCACATGTCAAGTCCCAGGCATATATTCAGAATCACCCCTGCTATAAATTCAATCAATGTTATTTCCAACGAGGCTATAAGCATCTGCAGGACCAGAGGCATACATCTCCTCGTTTTCTCGTTGATTAAGTCACATAATATGAAGCATATTCCTCCACATACCGCCATAGAAAAAAATGAGTAGCCCCTAAAGGCTACCTCTACTGCGTAATATAATACTGCTCCTGTGATAAACAGAAGCGTATATTTTAGAAATCTAAGCATAACTCACCTCCGGGTCTATAAAACCATTTTCTTCATGTAGTCTTTCAATACCTCATTCTGGAACTCTTCCGGTATTTCCATTCCCCACGACATCTTTTCTACTTCCTCTGCGCTTGTCGCTGCTTTAATCATCATATTGAGCGCATTGCAGTATGTGGTATTGTACGATACCCAGAACATGGCTTTCTCTATGATTTTTTGCATGTCCTCTGCTGTGAAGTATTTACACGGCTCACCGTCCTCGTGATACTCCAGCTTTTCCGCTCCAGCTAACAACTGCATTTTCTTTCCAAAAAGATTCAGCTGATCTTTTTCTGTCAAGCTGAAATTCTCTCTATTCTTCGGACTGCTCCGGTTCTGTTTTTCTTACAACTAATAATGTTCCACCACTTAATCCTGACGGCAAACCTGTCAGTTTTCCTCCAGAAATACCAAGTGTGATGTTTGTTGCGGTTGGTGAACCGTAAAATGCTGATTTATAATAGTTTGTGCCATTGAAAGCATACATGGTTGTATTAGTCGAACCACCCCACTGAGATTTTGTAGTCTCGTAAGCGTAACCGTACGCTTTGATTGCACCAGATGTTGTCTTAAAAGATACTGTTGGGTTTGATACGTCTACAAGATACGCTTCACAGTTGTTATTGCCACCTGATGCAGTTGCTTCATATGAGCCCGTCACACCAAGAATAGAAACACCTTTCTTGATATTGGAAGCAATAATCTTTGCCTGTTCTGACTCACTGATAGCAACTTTCCCTGACCCATTGTGATATCCTTGTGGGATTGTATAGCTTTCCGATTTATTGCTGATAGATTTGTCGACCGCGCCATTGTTCAGCATAGAACCTGTCAGTTTTCCGTCTTTTTCATATGCTGTTTTGCCTGTTAAAATATCTGAAGCAGTAGCGGTAGCATCTGATGTATCTGTTCCTGAAGAAGTTCCTTCCTGAATCTTGACATAATAGTAACCATCTTTCAGCCCGTCATCGGGATAAGCACTTGAATCATCCGAAGAAACATATCCAATGAAGCTTCCTTTTCCTTCTGTATAGGTATTACCGATATCTAATTTATAATAATTTTTCGTAAATCCGGATGGATATGAATATGTATTAGATAATTGATACACAGATTTAGGATGTGTTTCTGCACCTTTTCCTTTGATATAACTAAGTCCGTCACCTAATACAGCTTCTTTTCCTTTCAGCAGAAAATATCCATCATCTGTTGCAATATAGTAACCATATACAAAACCCGAATAATCAGATGGTGCTGTTGTTCCGAGATGTGTGCGTGTAATGTCCCACACCTTTCCAATATGCTTTTTCCAGATATATTTACCATCACCGACATCCTCAAGCGTACCAACAATTTTTGCACCAGTTTTATCGTGAGCAATCGCACCACTTATCAATTTGTCTGCGGTAACCGTGTCCTCCGTCAAATCAAGTAATACCTTACCAGCATATTCCACTTTATTTACAGTCATACTCAATTACCCCTAACCAATCGTTACTGTAGTTCCACCGGCAGAGTTTTCTGACTCCACGTAAGGAATCTTTTCGACTGTAACCTGCGACAGATGCGTATATCCAGCATCCGGCATAATGGTCTGCGGTACACTTGACGGAGTGACCGTCTTAGCCTGTGCCTTTACTCCCTCACTACCGCTCATTGTACCTTTTACTCCGAGGATGGTCACACCCTCTCGGATATTATTAGCGGTCAGTTTCTTCTTTTCTGTGGCATCAATCCCAACCTTTCCAGAGCCATCATGGTAGCCCTGTGCAATCACATAGCTGTCTGTCAGAGTCTTGATAGATCCTGTCACAGCTCCATTATTCGGCATCGTGCCGACAAGCTTTGTACCTCTTGCGTAGGCGGTTTTGCCTTTTAAAATCTCCGCAACTGCGACAGTGGCATCATTAGAATCTACGTCAAACGTGCACGTTCCTGTGACCAATTCTCCGTCTTTTCCATGTGCCGTGATACCGCTTAACAGCTTATCCGCAGTCACAGTATCGCCTGTTAAGTCAATCAATGTCTTTCCACCATATACTACTTTATTAATACTCATATTTTACAATTCCTTTCCAATAAATACAGTCTGTCCACCTTCAAGATTTGACACCTCGAAGAATGGAATTTCTTTGATTTTTACATTTTCTGCCAGAAACTTTTGGCGTGTCGCAAGCTCTTGTTTTTCGATTTTTGGCGTGACCGTGTAATCGCCCTTGTAGTACTCCACTCCGGCATGGTCGGATACAATCTGGAAGTGCTCAAAGTCAACCTTGATCTGCTTTTTATCAAGCTCGCGAAAAGTTACATCGAATCGCATCAAATCACTCCTTCTTTCAGGATCCTGCCAACATATACTCTCATGATGTCGGATGCAAGAGCCTCTCCGGCTGTAGTCCGCACTCTTATTTGCATCTCAGCCCGTGAGTGCGGCTGTTGCTGCAATCTCAGCGTGTCCTCTTGTGTCAGAGTCAGTGATACGGATGTTCCGGAACAACTGCAATCCGACAAGGTTTTTTCCAACACCGTTTTTTCGCCTTGTGCTATCGTGACATACATCTCTGCAATCAGTGATGTGTCAAATGGCAATATAAACTCTAACTTAGGTGTTGTTCCTCTTATCATGCTATCCCCCTCCTAGTATCTAAATCTAGTAATAGTGGTTGTTTTAGACCACAAACTAAATGTTCCATTTTCACCGTATGCTCTTACCATTACAGTCGCATCATCCATTCCATCAGCAAAAAATTCATCTGTATAATTCATTGCATAAAATGATGTATACGTTGTATCAAATTCTTTGTAAGATCCATCTGCTTTTGTAACTTTAACTTTATAAGACGTAGCATTTTCTACTTTGTTCCAATTTGCTGAAAAAACTGCATAGTTAAAATACCTCGATCTCTTGTAGTAAGATGCATATTTCACCACCGGAGTAGCGAGGACGCATTTCTCAAGCCAGTTTTTTACGGCGTTGTCGATTGCGTCTTTTAAAGCACCATCGGGCTCGAAATTGATATCTGGAATCTTCACAGATGGTGGGTTAAGCTTTGGCGTACACGCAAATGCGGGTGTCACGCAAGACATGGATAATACTGTTGCACAAACTACTGCTAATAATTTACTTCTGTTTTTCATGTTGCTCTCCTTCTCTTTAATTACTGTTTATTTTTTCAATTTTAGATAGTGCCTGTCCGATGGTGCCCTTGTATTCATACCGGAACCCATCTTGCAATCCGACAGACGGATATTCATTTCTGTCTGCAGACGTTACATGTCCATAGCTTGCTGTGTATCCAACGGAATCTACATGTTGTGCACCGCTACACTTCATAACATACATTTCAATCGTGTTCTTTTCCGTTGTTACGGTAAATGTTGCATTAGTAGCAACTTTAAAAATCCCATCACTCGCTGAAGCTTTTTTCACATATTTGCCTCTTAAGAAATCTAACTTTTTGTAGTCACTAGAATTCGTTACATGAAAAGACCTTACCGGATCTGCTAGAACAATCTCACCTCCGGCTTTTCCTATTTCATCACTGTAACTGATTGTAAAATCGGGTTTCATTCCTGCAGTACCCGCTGGCCAAGTCCCAAGACTCAGTGCTTTTTCTGCGGCCAGATTTGGAGTCAGATTGGAACTGAATTTTTCCCAAACATGTAGATTTACGATATCGTTCGGTGCTGCATCTAAATCGCTTTGTACAGCAGCCACTTTGTTGCTTACAGATGTAATTTTTGCCTCCAGTTCTTTCTTCAAGCTAGCTAATGCAACGGCAATGTTATAGAATATCTTCAAATCAGCAATCGATGTATAGACAGCATCCTCCAAATCTGTAAGAGAAATATCCCCACCGTCTTTTCTTCGGAAGGACACTCTATCTATAAAAAAATCGTTGTCAGCGCTATACATTGTGGTGTTAGATGTCCAATTTTCAATACTGTTTAAGGAACCGTTGCTCGAATAGTATGAGGCAATTCTCATTTCATACCCATCTGGCGGAGTGATGCTCTCGTTCTTGTGTCTGCTGTACAATACCGACACAATTTCTTTTTGTGAATCGATTATCTCGCCAGAGCTGCTGATTGATCCATACGAGAAAAATCGCATATCTGCTTTATCCTCAGTCATTCTTTTCCTTGCTGAATTCATGTGCCCTGTAAGAATCGGTACCTGTTCACGAATCTCTTTCTGGCTAGTTTTGATTGAGCCAACCTGTTTTCGTACAGCTTCGCCGGCAGACCCATATCTCGTTCCGTCCACTCCAACTCGAATATCAGTCAACTCGCTATTACCTGATGTATCATTGTTTTCTGCCACTAGATTGCTGATCTGATTCCTCGCAACCATATCAATAGCGCCTACTCTCCCATCCAGGTAGCACTGCTGTATCGCATCATGAATGGCCTGCCGAACATCCTTGCCATACACTTTCGTTTTTATATTCCTCAACAATTCTGTTATATCTGTCATCTTATCCTCCTTACTTATTAAGTTTTCCGGTTAACGTGGAAAAAGAAACGCCGAATTCATACACTGAATTATCCGGCGTCAGTAAATCAATTTCTATTTTTGTGCACAGAAAATAGGTGTCTATGCCATGCGGAGGGGATACAACTCTTACTTCATCCCCTTCAGATATGATCTCTGTGTTTACATTGATCAGATGCAAGTCTACAGCTTTAACTTTGAGTGAAACTGACATTGAAATCCCATCATCAAGGTATACTTTTCCTTTTTTGAGTAGATTGTTTGCATCTGTAACATCATCCCACTCATGAGTCTTTGTAATCCTACCGAACAACTTAATTCCTGTTTCACTTTCGATGTAATCTTTTCCATCGTTTACTTCTGCTATGGTCAACCTGCCAGTTTCATTTCCGGAAGAATCTTTCTGCCTTTCTCCAAGCGGTATCAGCACGGTAAAAACATTCTCTGCTGTTATATATTCGGTAATATCAAGTAGATTGGTTCCGAACTCAATAACCTGAGAATTTGTCTTACCTGGCTTTGTCACATAATCAATGTATTTCTTGCTTTCTGATATCCTTGTTCTAAGATATCCTCCATGCGTGTTGATAAGCTTTTCCTTGATCTCGTTCAAAGTGTCCGGATAGACAGTCGAACTATAATGGACGTAATTATTTGAATCGGTAACTGTGATTTCTCCAATCGCAAACTTTTTTTCTTCATCCACTTGCTCATTATGATTATTTATATATTGCTTGAACAACCCTGGCAGATCTCCGGCATAATCGTATGGGCGTTGAATGGAATCAACTAAATACGCAAGTTCTCCCTCACACACTGCTTTCTGCCGCTTATAGAAATCCTTTTCCGTATTCAGTAGCCTTCCATGAAACAGCTCTTTAGACTGAACCGATTTTTCAAATGTTTGGCTATAATAGGTGTAGGAATACATTCTGAATGTTATGCTTCCCGTTGATACCGTGTAACTTGCAGATGTGAATCTGTATACCGTAGAATCCTCAGTTCCATCTTTCAAATCTCCATAAAAATATGGATATTGTTTATAATTTGAACATATCTCTGAACTCGACGAGCCCTCTCTATTTAATGGACTTGCAAGTGTAATTTTTCCCGTTGCTGGATCTACGGTTGCTCCACCATATATAACAGTAGTTGGTATGGAAGTTGCTGGGCCTTCGCTCGTCTTATCAGCATTCTTTAAAACATACATAGGATTATCAGACGATACTACTGATATAATCGTAGCCAATTTATTAATTTTTCCATACGCCACATTATTCGGCGGCATTGTAAACCGGAATGAACCAGCTTTGTTAAGCTCTCTTATTACTTTTGCGGATACAAACGCATACCCATCATTAGCAGCAAGAAGAGGAGAGTATATGATTTCTCCATCCGCATAAACTGTATACATCAGATCATCCCTCCTCTGTAGTCAATAGATACTTTCCCTTTCCCAGTAAAGGTCAGCTTGTTTTCACCAGCTTTGATGATAATTTCAAGCAGCTTATTTTCACCATTTTTAAGGTCATACGTTGTTTTCTCAAACTCGACCTTTAATCCGTTAGCTTCTTCCACATAGAATATAGGCACAACCTCTTTCTGGTTTCCGCATATGACAAACTCTAATTTGCCATCTACTGCGATATTTCCATACTCTCGTATTATTCCAGTTTCAAAGCTGAACGTATCCCATATCCAATCTTCAAGACTTCCGGATAATTCCATTTTATACGGCTGGCAATTTGCAGATATCACAACTTTCGCTGACACTTCATTCGACTTCGATGTAGATATCTCTATCGTTCCATCGTAGTAATAACAAGGATCTGTATCCAATGTGATCCTCATTCTTTTTCCGTGTATCTTCCCGGCGATATTACTTATCAGATCCAGCCAGTCAGCATACTTGCGATCCCTTGCATCAAACTCAAACTCCAGTTTTCTTGTGTTATACTGCATTTTCCCAGTCAGGGACTCGCTCAGATCAAGAACTCCGTCCCCTCCCGGGATTTCAATCAGCACCGTCTTAGGTTCTGGCAATCCAATTGTAATTTTAGTCAGTCTCAACCGCCACTCGTCATAAGTGTGATATTCACCAAATTTAACTCCTGTCATGTTATACACCTCTTTCCTCCAGATCATATCTCTTTCCGAGATTTTCATCGATGTACGGCGTAGTTACTTCTGCAATCTCCTTGCCGTCCAGATCAACATGTACGTGTGTTTCTCCTTCGATAACCACCTCTGTCTTGCGATCATCAAAAGACTGTCCGTTTTCCTGGTCAACCTTGTACGTCTGCTCTACGTTTTTATCAAGTGTAATCTTTCCGGTCTCGACATTTACTGCTGTCTGCATTTTTTTTGCAAGTTCCTGCATTTCCGATTCGGTCTGCTTTTCCAGTTTTGGCATCTGATCCGATACTCCTTCACCAATTCCGGGCGGAATCCATTTTCCGACTTCATCAGCAAACACACGTGATGGAGAATGAATACCAAGGGCATCTTTTACTCCATCAACAATTCCAGAGAAGAAGCTTCTAACCTGGCTCTTGAACCATCCGGCCGCATTGCATATTCCATTCCAAACACCATGAACTATATTTTTTCCAACTTCAAGCATTCGGCTCGGCAGACTGCCGACTCCGCTGACTACTGCTCCTACAAGATTTCCGGCCGCCTCAGCACCTTTAGATCTGAGGTTTGCTCCCCATGAAGCAACTTTATTAACCGTATCACCTAACCATGTCCACACTTTTCCTGGTAAAGTAGCAAAAAAGTTGACAACTGATGATATTGTGTTAGATGCTGCTGTTTTCGCATTGGAAACCATGCTTGAGCCCCAAGCTACAATCTTTGATATCGTGTTAGTCAGCCATGTCCATACTTTTCCTGGCAGTGTAGTAAAGAAGTTGACAACTGCATCTATCGCATTTGAAGCATATTGGCTGGCCTTCTGGTACATATCAATGCCCCAGTTTACGATGTTGGTGATTGTATTACAAAGCCATGTCCATACTTTGCCGGGTAGTTCAGAGAAAAAAGTAACTATATTCTCTATGATTTTAGGCACCTCAGTGGTCACCCAGTTGATTGCATTTAGTCCAAACTCTATCATCTTGCCGATAACGTAGCCTAAGGCATGTCCTATCTCGTCTGGCAACTGATTGAAGAAGGTTACAACTGTTGTTATAACGTTGCTTGCTCCTTGGCTCGCAGTCTGTAGCATGTTTGCGCCCCATTCTGCTATGTTAGAGATAATTTGAGTCAGGAAGTTATATATTTGTCCGGGTAGCTGTTCAAACCACGTTCTGACCGCATTAACAGCCTCTCCTGCCTTTTGCGGTAATTGCTCAAACCACGTGGCAACCGAATTGATAAATTCGCCTATCTTCTCCGGAAGGCTTTGCAGGAATGCAACTATCTCATCAAAATGCTCTTTTATCAAGATTACAAGATTTGCAACTGCATACACAATTCCGGCTACTGCTGCCGCTACCGCTGCTGGTGCACCTATCAGGACTGCTCCTACCGCTGCTAAAGCAATTCCAACTCCCATCAGGATGTCCTTAATTATGCTGAAGCCGTTTCGGAACATGTCTACAAAATTAGTCACTGCTAAAATTGCTCCGGCTATTATCGAACCCACACCGGCTATGGTGCTTCCAAATGTGCTGAAAAACTCTCCGACAGTTGTCGCCGCTGAACTTATGAATCCGCCTATTTTAGATACAACTGACGAAACAGTACCGGCAAGACCGGATATTTTTGCACCAAAGGCTGCCAATTTCGGAAATTGTAACTCTATAACTTCTCCAATTGTTCCAGCCCCGCCTTTCCAAAGTGCAAAGCCTTCCACAACCTTAGAGATGGTTGTCACAATTCCGTCTGCTCCTCCCTTAAATGTCTTGAGGATGCTAAAGAGCCCACTTACTGAGCTTGTCACTTCTTTTGCTGCCTTTAGTGCTACTATTGCAGCTACTATCTTTCCGATAGCCTCTCCGACAGCTTCCATTGTTGCCGGATCCTGAGAGTCAATTACTCCGAAGATGCCAGACAGCACATCAACTATGCCCTCTATGATATCTCCTGCTGTGCCAATGAATCCCTGCAGAAATCCACCAATTAGAGCTCCAACTCCCGGAAACTCCTGTTGCAGTCCTTGGCTGAATCCTGCCACAAAATCTTTTGCCGCCTGTATAATCAACGGCATGTTTTCCTGTACTGAGTTTCCTATTGACGATAGCATCTCAGCAAAGGATTTTCCTAATTCAGGCGCATGTGTCACCATTCCTTGCAGAAACTGAGCGAATAATTCAATGCCTGCTGACAACATTTCCCCTGATACTGAAAAAAGAGCTTCCACTAGATCAGATACTAATGTAGCTCCTGCGTTTGCTATTTCTTCTTTATTGTTGAGAATAGAGCTTACAAAAGAGCTTATAAGGTTCTTCGCCACTCCTATCAGCTCTGGGGCTGCTTCGGCTGCCTTCTGGACTATTTCTGCCATTACTTCGCCGAATTTACTTACAACGGCATCAAGTCCTCCATCGTTGAATGCATCCTGTAGCTCCTGCACCATCTCCTGAGCCTGTTTTACGACACCCATAAGCGGTGTCTCCATCTCCTCATACAATGAGATAGCAAGCCCTTCAAGGCCTGATTTGAGGATTGTTATCTGACCGCTCAGATTGTCATTCATGGTCTCAGCCATTTTCTCTGCCGCTCCGTCACAGGAGTTGATAGAGCTTGACAGCTTATCAAAATCATCATCAGAGGAATTTACAATAGCAAGCAATCCCGACATTGCTTCCTGTCCTCCGAGTGTGGCAGCCATTTGAGCTTTTTGGTCTGCTGTAAGTCCTGAGAATCCCTTGCGCAGGTCAAGCATAATCTCATTCAGAGACTTCATTGAACCGTCGCTTTTTGTCAAGGAAATTCCTAATTGGCTCATTGCTTTTTGGACATCATCAGTCGGCTTAGCCATTCTTGTTATGATGCTTCTCAGTGATGTACCTGCTTGGCTTGCTTTGATACCTGAATTTGCCATGAGTCCGATTGCTGTTGCACAATCCTCCGCCGAGAATCCCAGTGCTCCAGCCACCGGTGCTACGTACTTGAAAGTCTCTCCCATCATTCCTACGTTAGTATTGGAATTTGATGAAGCTTGTGCCAATATATCGGCAAAATGAGATGCGTCTGATGCTTTTAATCCGAATGCTGTCAGTGCATCGGTTACAATATCGCTGGTTGTTGCTAAATCTTCTCCGGATGCTGCCGCAAGGTTCATAATTCCTTCAATACCGTTAAGCATATCTCCGGTTTTCCATCCAGCCATGGCCATATATGAAAACGCATCTGCTGATTCTTTTGCGCTGAACTTCGTTTTGGCTCCCATTTCCTTAGCCTTTTCGGTCAACGCTTCCATGTCTTTTGCGCTTGCCTGTGATATTGCTGCTACGTTTGACATAGATGATTCAAAGTCTGCACCAGTTTTAACTGCAGCTGTTCCGATTCCGGCTACCGCTGTGGATACGCCTCCGATGATTGCCCCTGTGGCTTTTAATGCTCCAGATGCGAATTTTCCTATTTTGTCGATGCCTGCTTGAAACCCGCTGGAGTCTACCGACGTATCAAATTTAAGAGTGCCATCATAGCCCAATGTTCATCACCTCTCATTTCGGGCAAACAATGGATTATCGGCTCATGATGGCTCTACTTAATCTGTTTTCCATTTTTTATTTTTACTTCAAATATATTTGAGCACTTTCGCCCCTTGCAGGCTACTCGTACTCCGTTGCACTCTGCCTCATTCGTATAAAAAAGAGGCATCCTGTACCCGCATTTAGGGCACTGGACCTGTGCATATTTGGTTCTGTCTATATTCATCCATACCCTCCTATACCAATCCTGAGATGTCTCCACCATTCTGGAGGGCTTCAAGAAGCATTGCTTCCATTTGTTCTTCTTTTTCTGAGCGTGGCAACGCGTGTATTCGCTTCATTTCGTTGTAAAATTTACGTTGTTCTTTGCTCATACTGTTTGATATCTTGATACTTCTATACCCCATTATCTTTACGAACTCTGTATCGTCCCTCAGCCCCTTAAAAAGGGCTCTGAACTTCCACCAGTGTAGATTCTCCACATCCTGTAAATCAATGCCGTATTGCTCCAGGAACGCTGCGTAAATATAATCATCATCATAGTCGAATGAATACACCGGCTCTGGTGGTGCTCCTTCGCCGGATTCCGATGTTTTTTTCTTCTTTTTTCCGCATCTGTAAAACCAGAGTATCTTATCAACCGCCTCTCCGATATCTGGTGGAATTTCCGGATAATACAGTCGAAGTGCTGGGATAACTTTGTCTTTCGCTTCCAATTCTTCATCTGTCACAAGCATCTCAAACAAAATAGAGGTGCGAAAATCAGAATTAATCCGATAATCCACACCTCCAATTTCTACAGTCTCAGGAAGCAAGTCTATGAGCATATTCATTAATCTTTATCAACGGCAGAAAAATTATTATTCTTTCGTTTCTTTTTAAACTCCTGTCTCCTCTGCTGTCTGTTCTGAACCCTTCCCGGGTTGTATTTTTCAACTGCACTGTCCATAAACCTCTTTGCCTGATTAGATTCCGCTGCAACTTGTCCAAACGCATCAATTCTGATGTCAAGTTTATTGTTATCTCCGAACACCTTTTCAGATGTTCCTGCTCCAAAAAGCTCGTTGAAGTAGTTATCAATCAATCTGCACTGGAACCTCATGGAATCTGCTGTTGATTTGTCAGCATAATTATTAGGATTCTTGATGTCCTCAACAATCTGAGAATTAAGCTTTTCAAATTTCTCTACTACATCTGCATCCAATAAATCAAGTTCTAAGTCAACTCCATTAATGTTTAATTTACTCATATCGTTACCTCCTGAATATGAAAGAGTGGGCTACTTACGCAGTAGCCACAGCCTCAGTGAATGTTTTAGTTTTGGTGTTGAATGTTCCAAGCACCGGATCTCCTACAGCATTAAGATTACCTGAAATAGTCTGTTTATTATCTCCGCCGTAGTCAGACGCCTCACAAGATACCCTGAACTTGCGCGCCTCGTAGGTGTCAGCCGCCTCTGCTTTATTCCAAAGCTCAACGACAACAAAATCAAACTCTGCCTCTTCTCCTGTGTAGTGGTTACGTCCTACCAGATAGAGCGCGTCTACAGCTTTCTCTGACACTATATGGTCAGCCTCATATGCGAACGATGTCTCATACGATGTCACGCTTGATGATGAGCTGGTCTGATTGATATATTTTGTTGATTCAGTCTGAGCCCCCGGGCTCTCGTCAAGCGAAGTAAAACCCGCTCCCATGAGCTCATACTCTTCTTTTCCTGATGTGCCAACATTGAGATAGTTGGCAACCTGGTGTCTCATTACTGTTTTCATTTTGAAACCTCCTTGAAATAAACAAGTCTAAGTTGTATTTGATACCGGGCATTTACCATAGACGCATCGAATAAATACCCAGACGATAGAGCCTCTATCTGTTGAGCTTCACAGCCTTCCGGTAAATCCGGATATATTTCTTTAAGATTCTGTGACTCTATCCATGCTGAAAATTTCTCGTAAAACGAGCTATTCTGGATGTTCTCAGCTCTATCCATAGAATAATATTCTCTGCTGCTGAAATTGAACTGATATTGCCTTAATTCGCTTCCATCTATGTACCTTTGTACAACCGGGTCAAACGGTGCTACTTCAATGCAGTATTCGCAAGGCTCATTTCCTAGTGCGTCTACCCTGAATACACCGTCTTTTAAGAGAGGACAGGCCGATATATAGTCAGTAATGCCCCCAATGATTGAATCTGCTGACATTTCTATCCTCCAATCTTTTTTGCACCATCAAGTATGTTCTTTTTTTCCACAACTTTCATTCTCTCGAACCATTTTCCACCTCGGTTTGGGTCGTATGGTCTTGTCTGAGCAGTATCATAGTACTGCATACGCGCATATGGAGCTATATACTCAACAACTCCACTTCCCACTTTGGTGCCAAGCTTTCCGGATTTCTCTAACATTCCTGTTTTGAATGGTACTCTGGGGCTACACAATCGTAGCACCTCAGAGTCAACATATTTTTGTACCCGGCTAAATCCTTGTTTTCTGTTTTTTGCAAATGACGGATCCCACTTTAGCTCCGCTTTACCATTTTTACCTTGAATGATTGTTCCTTGTGGTGTTCTTATTGTCTGTACTGCCATTATGCCCCGCCTATCCTCCAGTGCTTAATATAGTCTGAACCACGCTCTGTATTATCAACATAGGTTCTGACTGTTATTACCTTTCTGTCTCTCTTTAGTTTCTCTATCTTTGAGGGCTCAATTAGTAATTCTGCGCTGTGGTTTCCACGCACAATATAAGCGTCTCGCTGGATTGTCCAGTATTTCATGGCATCAGAATCATTTAACTGCTTGTAAAGATGTTCTTCTAGGTACGTTCTGCCACTTTGGATTACTGCATTTTTAGGTATTCTAATTGTGCATGAGTCGTTATCCGCTCTATCATCAGTTCCGCCCACTGATTTTGTCTCAATAAATGACACGCCCTGTATCAGGGTTGGAATATAGGCTTCCCTGCGAGTAGTTTTGTTGACTCGCTTATTAAAGAGAGTGATTTCCTGATTGAACATCATATTTGCTCGACCTCCCTCTGTATGTCAGCCCGGTTCCGCTTAGGTATATCTTGATATCTCGTAGTGCATTCTTCTCTAAATCCTCCAGTTTGTTGTTGGCGTATGTTACCGACCAACCGTCCAGGGATTCGGATTGTATTGTGCCGGTTTGAGCGTGTACGAATTGAGCGTGCTTATCAATGGTGCTGCATAAAGCTTTTTTTACACTGTCCGGTATATCTGTCATGCTCTTTAGCCTTTGAAATGTCGCTGTGTCCAGCAGGGCCGTTGACCACATGAGGCTTTTATTGAACTCAGCCTCAGTCAGTTGGCCACCGATAGACACATAATAATCATAGTCCGCATATGGCTTGAAATTTGCTTCTTCTGACATTTTAGCTTCACCTCCTATGGGGAATTATGGTTAATACAATAAAAATGCCTTTAACGGCTATTTCTGCGTGTCAGAGGGTGCTTTTGCAACCTTCTTTGTCTTTGATTCATCGTTGGCAGGCTTATTTGCAGCTTTTAAGTCCTCATTTTCTTTTTCAAGCTCTGCAATCTTTTTGTCAGCGCTCTCCGCGTACTTGGCAGCCTCATCCAATTTAGCTTTTAAGTCCTCATTTTCTTTCTCAAGCTCTGCTAACTTCTCTGTTGGCTCTACATGCTCGTGGATTATATTTCCTTCAAGATCTGTTATGGTATATCCAAGAGCTATATATGCTGCTTTCTTTTCGTCAGGGATTCTAAGCACCCTATTGCCTTTTCTTGCCTTTAACATGGCTTTACCTCCTTAAAATGCCCCACGTATCACTACGTGAGGCTTGATCCTTAGGCTTCTGTGATATTGAAATCTATTGCATCGAGTTTTGTAGGGAGTGCGAATACATCCTCGAATGACTCCTCGAAGTAATCCCACTTGCCCTCTGAGCCTGCTGAAGGTGGATCCAACTGAGCAAACTCGTAATGAATAGGTGTAATAACAGCAAGCGGATGTACCATGAACATGTTAATCTGCTTAGCTGAGGTGTCTACGGTCCATCCTTCGGTGAAATCGTACAGAGTTTTCATCATGTCAGATGGTACTGATTCTGGGATTTCAAGCTCATCTATAGCTGTGATTCCACGCTTAATAGCCTGAGGTGTAGTTACATCGAGTGTCCTGTAGATGCTCTTGGCATTGTTGATTTTATCCCTTGTATCAGGTGTAACATAAAGGATACGTCCAGCTCTAGGTACTCTCTTCTCGTCCATTTTACACATCATAGAATCTATAATCTGCAGCACGTTCTCTTCTGTAAGAACTGTCTTGTCGGCAGTTTTGCCTTTTCCTGTCCAGTCCGCATATATTTTAGATACGCAATATGCGTTCATCTCTGGGAATTTCTGCTCGTTGTTAAACACCTGAGTGATGTTAGCGATAGATGCAACCTGGTTTGTCTCGTCGATATCTCTAGGATGTACGAGTGTGCCCCATGTACGATGATTGTCAAGCGTTAATGTCTCCCATGAATTGTTGAAATTGCGCTTTTTGGTTCCGATGGTGTCTCTGTCTCCATCAACACGACCGCTTGTAGCGATTGTAGGAATCTTGATAGTAGATGAGTCTACCCATCTATAACGACCATTGTTTGGTGTCGAAAACAGCTTGCCAAAATATAAGACATAAGGGAACTGCTGTTCCAATGCCTGCTGGTAACCTGTTGCGTAGTTGAGTGGTGATTTTGTGAATGGCATAAATTAACCCTCCTTAATTCTCTTTTGGCTGTCTAATTCGAGTAAAACCTGCTCCAAATCCTGCTTTTAAAAACGGATTTTCGTTGATTTGCTCTGTACCTGTTGTGCCTGCTGCAAATCTCGGCATCGGTGGAGTCTCTGGATGATCTTCCGGAGTCGGCTTCGGTTCTTCCTCAGTTACAAACGCTCCTTTGTAATCGTCATTTTCCATTAGCTTTTGCATGTAATCGTCTGCTCCGACGAATTTTCCATCTTTCATCTGGAAATCCTGCTTTTTAAATGCATTTAAGACGCCCTCTCGTGCCGGCTTTGACGTGAAGTGATATCCGGTCATGAACATCTCCTCAGCGTGAGCTCTCTGTTCTGCTGCAAGCTGGTCTTTAAGTTGCTGTGTATCTGTGTTGTACTTTTTTTCCCAATCAGACACGCTTTTTTTGATGCCCTCGATATCCTGATCTTTGAACGAGTTGATTGTTTTATTAGCTGTATCAAGCTGTTTTTTAACTCCTTCGAGCTCAGTTTCCCTCGAGTCAAATTTGCTCTTTGATACATAATCTCCGCCAGAGAGGTCAACTACCTTGATGTTCTTATCTGCATCGATAGCCTTTTCCAGTTCTGCATATGTCATTGCTTTTGGTTCTTCTCCCTCTTTTGGTTCACCAAAGAGTGCCTTTAAAAATTCGTAAGCCATGTCTACTTACCTCCTGATATTTGATTTTTCGCTGATTTAGTTTAAATTCCGGTTCACTCCGGCATTGCTATCGTGCGTTTATATCTCCGCACGCAAGAGAAGGAGACAGTTTATATGCCATATCACAGGGCAAAAAACAACAGCCAGGCGTTCCACCAACGGACCAGCTGACTGCTATTTGTTTTCGTGGTCTTAAAGGGTGTCTATGAACTTCTGAGAGTTCCCAGGACACGTTTTAAGTGCTTCAATGGTAAATTGTAAGGGTTAATGTGTTACAGCCCTATACGGGGCGAATACCATTTCACCCATGGATGGGAGATAGCAGGACCACCTCCTTCTAACACTTCTCATACGTTTTCTTGAAAATGTCAGGTTTGCAGGGATATAACTCCCCGTTCACTCCCCGGATGATGTAATCGCCAACCTTGGCGTGCATCTTCCCTTCCAGAGTTTTGATCGTACAGCCATACATCTTGGCGTGTCCATCCTGCAAGCTCCGGTCGATCCAGACCGTTTCGTTCAGAACAGCTCTCTCGAACCATTCAGGTGCTGTCCGTTCTGATTCATCGGTCAGGCAGAACGCCTCAACCTCGACAGGTTTCTTTCTGTACCTCATTGTTTCCACCTCCTCTCTTTAGAGAACGCTTAATCTGCAAATATCCAATCTTCTGCCAGCATATCTGCCTGGGATGCAAGCCATCCCATCTGAA